CGGCTTCTGCCGCTCTACGATCCTCTTCGGAGGACGCATTGAAGATGGAGGCATTTGCATTGACAGCACGGGAGAATGTCGAAAGAAGAGTTGGATCATTCGATAGCAAATTTCTCGCAGTGTCGTAGGTGCTTTTGATAGGATCGAGGTAAGTCTTTTTGAAATCTGGATTGCTCGTAATGTCATGGAAGTCCAGTTTACCCCGGAGTTCCTTGATCTGCTCTGATAGTTGTTGCTCAACTTCCAACTTCTCTTGGTTGGCTTTGTTGAGTTGTTCTTGGTAGTGGTTGGTTTCTGCCGTTGATTTTGACTCGGATACCAATCGCTCAAGTTCTTGGATTTTGGTTTCAAACTTGGGAATTTCGTCTTTCTTGTATTTTTCCAGCTCTTCTTTGAGCTTGCGGTTTTCTTCGATTTGTCGCTCAACGAAACCTTTCTTTTTTCCTGTTCGGTCAGATGTGATTTCAGCTTCGGTAATTCTCTCCACTTCTTCTGGTGGTTCTTCTTCATTGTATTTTGCTATTCCAAGGTTAGGGTCGCCAACATTCGTTGCGCTTGGCTTACCATCGTCGGCTTGTTGTTTGCTGAACTTCTTGAGGAAGTCAGATGTATTACCTTTAATCGGGACTTGAGGTTTGGATTTCAGTTCCGCGATTACGTCTGCTGTGTCGTTTGTGTCTGCCATAAATTAGATTTCGTCGAGGTCTGGATCAACCGTGCTATCCGCAGGCTCTTTATGCTTTGCAGTAGCTTTTGTTTTTTTGAATGCTCCTTGCTCTTCCGTTCCAATAGCATCAATAGCTTTGATCGCATGGATAAGTGTGGTTACTCCTTCTGGTGGGTTTACATTAAGTAGTAAATACGCCTGTAGTTTGTTCCAGTCTTCGTGTGAGGTTATTGCCGCGCATAGGGATTTTACTTTTTCGGTTGTCATTGTGGTGTCATTGGTGTGATATTATTCTCCATCTCAACTTCTTCAGTTCCTTCTGGAGTCTCAACCTCTTCGGTTTCCATTTCCTCTGGCTCCTCTTCTTCCATTTCTGGCTCCTCCATCTCTGGAGCGTTGCCCTGCATTGCTGCTTGCTTGGATTTCTCCTTCTGAATTTCGGCGCGAGCTTTAGCCTTCTGAAGTGCAAGCTGAGTAATGCCTTGTTCTTTGCGCTGCTCGGTGCGTTGAGCGTGACTGATAGAAGCCTTGCCAATTGAAATGTCGGCGAGCTTCTTCTTGGTGTCGATTTCGATGCCAGACTTAGCGGCGAGGTATTGAAGTTTGATGTCTTCCTCGGAGTTTGGCTGACCTTGTTTCTGAGCTTCGGCTTCTGCCATCTGGACGTAAACTTGCTGAAGTTCGTCGGCCATCTTCTGAGCCTCGTTCATTCCCTGCATGAATTGTTTCAAGAAGTCCTGCTTGGATTGGTCTTTCGCAATATACTCGACGTGCGCCATGATGTGACCACCCTTGAACTTGATGGAGCGCATCGCCAATCCAAGGTCATCCATGTTCGGTTGACCCTGCTGCACAGACTGCATATTCATCTGCAACTGCATCACCAAATCTTGGAAATGACCTTGTGCGTGTTCGATATGCGGATCAGTTGGCAGCACAGGGAAGTTGGCAGGATTGACGAACGCATCAGTCATACCAGCATTCTCAAATCCAATGATACGAGTTGTATCATCAATCTTGCTGACCTTAGTATTCCGGTAGCGAGCTACATTGTCCCTGCCAGAGAGTGCGGCGATTGCGTCCTTAACTGCATTCTCCTGCCCTTCGTTTGCTGGAGTTATTGCTGTGATGTTAAGCAACTTCTCTGCGGTAATCAGTTTGAATGATGGGCTACCAGCACCATTAATAAGATTGGAGCGGATGCTTGTGATGTTCTTCCAAGCAGCAGCTTCTTTCGGAGTTCCGAGTTCTTCAAGAACCTCATAGAACTTCTTCACATACTCGTATCCATCATCACTGGACTTTGCATTTACGAAGCGTTTGTAGAGTTGCTTGAAGTAAAGAGTTTGGCACTCGTTGAATCGACGAATCTGAGTTCCAGAGAGTTTTGCAGACTCGGCAGCATCCAGTTCTGCCTCGCCTTTTGTCCTTTGTTTTCCTCCAGCGGTTGGTGCATTGATGCGATACTGACCCATTCCGCGATACATATCTCCCATGAAGAACTGCATGAAACTCATGCTTTCTGCTACTGGAAGCTGGAAGCGGTTCTGGATAAACTTTGCCCCATCTGGCATGACGCTGATCGGCAACCATTCCATCTGTTTCAACATCTTAGTTGCGTCTGGCCCTTGACCTTCGATCATCAACATGGAGTTGAGGCGCACGGCATCAACCAGCGAGTTCATCGTGAAGTCATACTGACGGCAAGCGACGAACGCCGATTCTGCTTGGCTCTTGATGTCTTGGAAGAGTCCGCTACCAACTGAATCAGTCAGCATATACATGATCTCATCCCATGAGTTGAAGAGTCCAATCTTGAGCATCATAAACCCATGTTGGCTTCTGACATCATCTTCACTGATCTTGCCTGCTCCTTTGATGTTGGAGTTGATATAGTCGGAGATGGGTTGGTAGTCTTGAAGTATAATCGCCTTGCTGATCTTTCCGTCGAACTCCCTCCAGTAAACTTCGTAGAGGTCGATTTTCTGGTTTACAGATAGTGACCAGTTGAATCCTGCCTCGCTGATCGTGCGGAAAAAGTCTTCGCGTGTCTTGCGATTGTTGCTGAATGCACGATGGAAACGGATAGCGTCAATAGCTGCGTCCACATTCCATCCCATTGCTTCTGCCGCCGCACGATTCTCGATCTTCTTGTATAGTTCGTATGGTGTCAAACGGACACGGCGAACAAACTCCTCAAGGTTGCAAAAGTCGATCCTAATGTCGTCTGGAAAGAGAAGGTCGGATAGGAAAACGTGTTCTGGCATCCATCCCATAGGTGAATCCCACATTCCGATTCCCTTTCCATACAGCAACATTTCCTCAAGGTCTTGCTCTGTATTGTAAAGGTATCCGGGCCATTCGCGAATTGCTTGGTCGAATGCGATGGAAATGTTTTCGGAATTAACGAGTCGTTCTTTTTCGTTTCCATACTTGGTCTTGATCGTGCAGCAAGCCTGCCGTTCGGTAATTACATCGTAGTAGCTGGACTTCTGGTTATCAACGATAAACCCAAGTTGTCCGTAGTTCACATCAGACTGCCAAGGAAGACGCTTCTCGGCAAGTTTGCTGTAACCTGTAGGTGGAAACATCTTATACGCCTTATAGATACGCAAGCGTTTATTCTCGCGTCCGATGTTAGCAAGTCGAAGATGATTTGCTATGTTCCAAGCGTGTGAGGCGTTGTTTATTCGTGTTTCTGGTGGTTTGCCGTCTTGATCTAAGACAGCAAGGGAAAAGTTGTCGGAGCCGATTGAGAGCATAGGATTTTACTTTTATAACTTACGCTAATGAATTCAAGGCATTTCTTCGTTTGTTACACGAACTGCATCCGCGAGCTTTATGCTCAAGTTTAGTTCCTAAAACCTTGTCAGTAGTCTTGGCTACTGTGTGGATAACCTGTGCGATCCTATCTCCAAGTCCATCGCTATACCAGCAACGATCGCTTGGTTGGCGTTGGCAGATTTGATCTTCAACCATCTGCTCAATGTTAGCAGGAAGTTCAACTCCATTTGAGCGGTAATCTTTCTGAATGTTCTGCATCAAACTGTTCCATGTGCTTCCGTAAACAATCGCTGGAAATGTGAGTTTATCGCGCTTGATCTCATAACGCCAATACCATCCACCGACTGGAGCGAGGTTTTTGTTTTTCAGTTTCATCTTGCCTTTGGTCGGAAAATATATTTTCTTATTGATATGTCAAGAGTTTTTTCTTCAAGCAAGGGTATTCGTCGTTACGGAATTCAATTCCCAGAAAACATGGATGATCTTGGTATTGAGTTATACTGCTACGCTATAAGTCGAGGAGAGTATGGAAAAGACTATTGCACCAAACAAAATATAAATCTGTCAGATTTTAAATTACTCTCACCACATGAACACTTCATCAATGCAGTCAAACTCCAATGGCCGACTGAAGTTTCTATCGGTATTGGAAACCCATCTGCTGGCGACAATCCTCACACTCGTTGGGCGATGCCTAAAGGTGCTTCTAACTTTGATGCAGTGAATCCAGATATGGATAAGTGGGAGACTGAGACTGGCGTTTGCTTGTTCTACAATGGTATGCGTAGCCCAAACTTCGCCGCGCCTGCCAATGAACCTTCTCCATTCCCATTCTTGATGGATCGGAAGAAACAGGAGATCATGCTCAAGCAGTGTTACGGAGACGAGAATGCTATCGACTATGTTCGTAACGCTATTGGTTGGTGGCCGAAGTCGGGATTTGCTCAGACTATTCTCACCGCTGACTTGATCCGTAATGCAGATACCAACGAAGAACCACTTTGGGATTCAGAAGGATTTACCAAGGTGGCCGGGTTCGATACTGCATTTACAGTTGGTGGGGATAGGTGCGTTCTGACAATAGCTAAGTTGGGGTATGTGCGCGGGACTCGCAATCGTGTGATGTGGTTGGAAAGTCAAAAGGTAATCCAACTATCGGCTAATGCTGCTGCCGAGTTTGAAATCCAACTGGCTACGGAAGTTGTTGGTTTCTGTAGGTCGGCTGGAGTGCAGCCATCCAAGTTTGGTATGGACGTGTCTGGTGATGGTGGGCGAGTCGGGCAGGCTATCATTCGTGAGTGGCTACGCTTTGATGCTGGTGGCGCGGCAATCGCTCTTATCTCATCTATGGGTAAACCTACCGACCGAATCGCGGCAGAGGTTGATAAACGCCCGTGTAAAGATGTTTATGATAGGTTGGTCAGTGAATATTGGTATTCAGCCTATCATGGCTTCAAGAGCCGAGTTCTATTCGGCGTTGCGCCATCATCTGATTTGTCGAGGGAACTTTGCCTGCGCCGATACACCATTAAGTCCAAGAAGATTTCCGTGGAAACCAAAGATGACTTCAAGGGTAGGACTGGATTTTCGCCCGACTTGGCAGATAGTTATCTTTACTGCCTCGAAATGGCGCGGCGTAATGGACTCGTTTTTATCGGAAACGATAAACCAGTTCCAACTAATCGATTCTGGGCGCGGGATGAAGTATCAATTGATACCACTTCAGACGATGACTACGGATCAGACGATAACGGAGATTGGTAAATACTGGGCCAAGGCGTTACTCTTGGTCATGGTTTTAGTGACGGCCCCATGTATTGCCGTTTGGCTCTTTTTGCCACTCAAGCAAGGTTGCTTCAAAGCTCGCAACTTAGCTGCATGACTCCATGCTTCCCAGTAAAATGGAGGCCGGGTTAACTCGGTATTATTGAAACTACTCCGAGGGAAAACCCAGATATAGTTTTTATCTCACCCGCCGACCATATAAATCAATCCAACATTCCTTCAAGTTCCAAGGTATTCGCTACTTCTTCTGGAACTACAATACGAACTACTTTCTCTCCGTCAAGATGTCCAATGGTTTCATGTAGTCGGATGTCACTTTTCTTCACCCAACATTGATTGAACTTCTGACGAAACAGAATCTTCTCCGGTGTATTTGTTACTTCAGTTCCTTCGCAGATGATGCGCGATTCAAACGTATTATTTGTAGTCATAAATTATATATCCATTCTCTCTTGCCCAACCTACTTCGTGGTGGCAGCGGTTGTGGCAGGTGCGGCAAAGAACCATGAATGAGGACTTGTCACATAAGAACTTGCCCCTTCCTTTCTTATGGTGAAGGTCTGTGCCTTGCCCATTACATATCTCACATTGGTAGTTTTTTTCTTCAAAGTATTCTGCTTTGACTTTTTCGTAGTCGGCATTTTTTACTCTTCGGGAGCTTGAGACTGCTCTGAGCTTTCCGCCTCGCTTTTTGAATCCTGTTTTTGCCTGTAGGGGCGTTTTTCTTTGTAGCATAGGGCGATTACTTTTTCGACTTGTTCTTTCTTTAGGATACTCTTGGAGTTTACTTCGATCTGGTTGACCAGTGATCCTGTAACGCCGATCTTGTCTCCAAGTTCACGGACAGTCAATTTGAGCAATCTCCTTGTTTCACGAAGCTGGCTGGCGAAAGTCTTTCGTCCAAGAGAACGGATCGTGCGTGATTGCTCGTAGGCACTCATGCAGGATTCATAAGCAGTTTCTAATGGATGTTTCATTTCCATAAAAAATAAACCAAGACTATTGACAAGTCAATACTTTTTTGATACTTTGGTTGCTTATGGATAACACTAACGAAATGAACGATAAAGCACAAAAATTGATTACAGCAATTAGGCATTCCGTCTTGATAGCAAACATATCTTTATCTGGTGCATTGGACACCCCGTTTATGGCTACCTACGAAAACGAGGATGGTATTCTTGTGATGGCAATCAAACCAGACCACACCGCTATCATTGTAGCCACCGGAACTGATAGTAGTATAATAATCCGACTTGATATTGTTGTGACCGATACAGGCGTTGGAGAGAAACGCGCAACCTATCAATGCGAATCCACTGAAGACGCTAACCAAATTTGGGAACTACTCAATAACAGAATGTATGACTGGTCGAATGGTGAGATCGGCAGGGTTACGCTGGACTGATTATCGTAACCGATAAAAAAAGATGCTTGACATCGAACACAACCTATAGTAGTTTTCAGTCGTGCGAGAAATTGCACATCCGGGGTGAAGGCCGGATTGAAGAAATTTAAATTAACAAACAAACTATATGATCCCTTGTGGTGGTTATTCACCTTCACGCGTCAGTTGCCGCATTTCTTCGCCACTACAAGGGGTCGCCTTTCATAAAATGAATCCATTAGAAAAGAACGGAGGCATCTTCGTTCGTAAGGAAATAATCAGATTGTCGATCATCGACGATAAGAAGAAGCAAGTATTCGCAGTCATTGATAATTACGATGGTGGCTTCTGGGAAGACGAGAATAATATCAAGGAAGTTGCAGATATTTGTGGCATTACAGAAACACAGGCTCACAACGCTTTTATGACGCTGGTTGGACTCCGGTTCTTGAAGCTCAACAAAGACAAGAAGTGGGTATTGAATGAAGACGCGAGTTGGGAAGAGGGGTCTAAGTGAAAAAAGATATGCCAAATATCATACGCCAAAAAAGAAAAGCGAACTACACAGTTATCCCAAACGAGATGCTCAACAATACAGAGTTGAGCTTCAAGGCGAAGGCCATCTTGTGCTACTTGCTATCCAAACCGGATAAGTGGTCGGTATATTTGTCGCAGTTGGCGAAAGTATCTACCGATGGTTACGAGTCCGTGGTTTCTGGCATGAACGAACTTATCGCAAAGAGATATGTTTTTCGCCAGCCCAATAGCGGTGTTAATCCCGGTGGTTGGGAGTATTTCGTGTATGACGAACCTCAAGTTGAAGACGATTCCCGACTCAGTGAAAAGCCGATTCGGGATTTTACCGAGTCGGAGAAACCTGTGACTAATAAAGAAAGATTAGATAAAGTAAGTAATGAAATAAAAGAAAAAGAAAAATCTGAAAAAAGAAAACCAAAACTTGTCGATGATGCTTTCATCGCTGAACTGAAACGACTCAACCCCGATAAGGACGTTGAACGTGAAGCGCAGAAAGCTCGGACTTGGATACTCGCTAACCCACCTCGTCCGTTCAGCCGCGCATTCCTCGCAAACTGGATCAACCGATCAGCAACAACCAAACCAGAACGATTCTCCAACTTTTGATTATCGTTACCGATAAAAACCAAATGAAAGAAAAATTAAATGAGCTACACTTATTTGCAGGAGCAGGGGGAGGTATCCTCGGCGGGATGCTTCTCGGACATACCACAGTCTGTGCTGTTGAACTTGAACCTTACTGCCGAGAAGTCTTACTCCAACGGCAACGAGACGGAATCTTGCCAAAGTTCCCAATCTGGGATGATGTCTGCACCTTCGACGGCAACCCGTGGAGAGGAAAGGTCGATGTCGTCTGCGGAGGGTTTCCATGCACCGACATTTCCTGTGCCGGTAAAGGCGCGGGAATCAAAGGTAAAGAAAGCGGACTCTGGTCAGAAATGGCCCGAATCATTGGCGAAATACGACCCAAATACGCATTCGTGGAGAACTCACCAATGCTTACTCTTCGAGGACTTGACCGAGTGCTTGGCGATCTTTCCGAGATGGGGTATGATGCACGATGGGGAGTTGTGGGAGCTTACCATGTCGGCGCACCTCACAGAAGAGAACGAATCTGGATTCTTGCCAGACGGGATAAATTTCTTTCATACTCCCAACACAACTGGACTGGATGGGGGAAGCAACAGCAGGAAAGCGTTGAAGAAAAGACAGGAGATGATGTGGCCAACTCCGAAAAGTTGTTCTGCAATGGCGGCGACGATAACTCCAGATTCAGTCTGGAACAAGAATCGCTTTCCAAACTTGGAAACAATTGTAGGACGGAGTATGTGGCCAACACCAAATGCTTCAGACCACATCCAAAGGAAAACGAGCAAATCTTGGGCGGAACAGGGTCGGGTCAATTATGTTCTAAGCAACCCAGAAATCACCGGGGTAACTGGTGGGAAGTTGAACCCAACATGGGTCGAATGGCTGATGGGGTGGCCGATAGGGTGGACAGACTTAAAGCCATTGGAAACGGGCAAGTTCCAGCAGTGGCTGCAACAGCATGGAGAATTCTTGGAGGAGAATAAATGAAAAACAATAAACCTTGTTGGGAACCATGCGAGCATTGCGAAGAATACATATGCAATATCCACAACGATCATGTCCATGATTGCGAATGCCAACCATTAGACTGGTGGGAAGAACGAAATATGTATCCATACGAAACAACAGTTGAAGAATACCTACAAATAACCAAATGAAAAAAGTCCCAATAGCACGAAAGAGTGAAGCGGCAGTGTTGTCGCTCATCGCAATCGACAGAAACATCCTTTCCCAACAAACATGGGATGCCGATTATTTCGCCATACCAGCCCACAGAATCGTTTTTAATGCGCTCCAAGGGGTTCACCAGCGGACAGGGGTTTGCTGCCCGTTTTCCGCCATTGCAGAGCTTGAAGCAACTGGACAGCTTGAAGCAGCGGGTGGTGAAGAATCTGTCCATGACACATTATGCACGATGAAGGTAGCTTCGGGAAAGGTTTGCCAAGACATGGCAGATGACTACCGGAAGCACCTACACCGCACGAAGGCATACCGCGATGTTCTTACCCTCATGGAGAAGGAAGAGCCAAACCTACGGACAGGCAAAGCAAATCTGAAGGAATTATCGGAAACGATAATGAAGTGTGCCGAGGATCGCACGTCAAAAGTGAAACCAGTAAAAGACCTCATTATCGAAATCATTGATGAGATGGAAGGTAAAGCAGTAAAGGATTTCTTTCCTACTGGACTATTGAAAGTAGATCGTGCGCTGAAGGGTGGGATGCACAAAGGAGAGATGATGACAGTAGCATCAGAGACTGGTGGTGGAAAATCCATCTATCTTGTGCAAGCGGCACTCGCAAATCTTGAAGAAGGCAAGTCAGTTCTCTTCTTCAGCCTTGAAATGAAGGCAAAAGACATCCTAACCCGTATGGCTTGTAACTTGGCAGGGTATCCGGTGCGTGAACCAGAGGATTACAAGAACGCAAATCAACACGAACTCCTCAAAATCAACGCCGCATTGTTGAAATTACACCAGTTACCCATCGAAATCGTGGATGGAGTAGCCGAAATTGACGAGATTGAGGCCCAAATCAACCGATACGTTGGTGAAAAACGGGCAGATGTAATTGTCGTAGATTACCTCCAAATTATCTCATCTGATGGTGAAGAAGGTAGGGAAAGCCAGATTTCGGAGATCGCAAGGAGATTAAAACTCGCAGCACTGAAGAATAACTCGATTATGCTCACAGCTTCTCAGTTGAACGACGAAGGAAGACTCCGCGAATCACGGGCAATCGGAATGCACTCTGACCAAGTAGTGTATATCGAACACATCAAGGAGAAGAGTAGGCTGACAATCAAGAAGAACCGCCGAGGCCAAAGGAACTACATGACTGAAATCATCATGCGTGGTGACATCTCAAGACTTGAGGAGGTTTACTAATGACAATCGACCAAGCATACGGAAAAGCATTGAAGTATTTGGAAGCGGCAAACGCAATCTGGGAAGCTCAAGACAAAGAAAGGTATTGTATAGCAGAGAACTACCACAACGAAGGACTCAAGATCATGAACCAATACTTTTCTGAAACAAAAGTATTGACAGAACCACAAGATATTGATTCAATGCTGCCCTAACCTAATAACAAATGGATTCACAAAAGTTTTTTGAAAACCATGTTTCTAAAAAAGAAAAAGAAGCATTCATAAACGCAATCGGAGTTATTGAAATATTGAGACAAGATGAACTTGACCAAAAATTAATTGATGCTGGAAAAGCATCAAGAGTGGAGCAGGCTAAACTTGCCTGTGAAGCGCGAAGAAAAAAACGCGAATTGTTAGCAACCAAATAAGTATGAGTGACACGCCAGAAACGGATCACCTTGAAGATCAACTTGGAAGCGCGGCAAAGTTCTCTCATCCGATTATATGGAAACACGCCCGTCAATTGGAACGCGAGCGTGATGAGGCGCGTGAGAAACTTGAAGAAGAAATGAAATGGCATCATCGAACTCATAAAGAGTTAGTTGAGACTCAATGCAAGTTGTTAGATATTGAATATGATAAACTCAAGAGCTAAAGGAGCAAGAGCAGAGCGTCAATGGAGAGATGAACTCCGCGCCCAAGGATTCACCGCAAAGCGTGGACAGCAATTCGCGGGAGGTCAAGACTCACCAGATGTTATCTGCGAAGAACTGAAAGGTAAACTCCACTTTGAGGTGAAGCACGTTCAGAATTTAAATTTAGATAAGGCTTGCGAGCAGGCCGAGCGGGATGCTAAAGGCATCGCGTGGGCAGTAGCTCACAAGAAAAATAATAAGAACTGGAAGGTAACAATCCCTGCCGACCTGTTCTTCAAACTACTTAGGGATGGAATGGAATCATTATGAAAAAACCAACAACAAAAGCAGGTAAGGCCGCGAAAGTGGCAAAAACAATGCGTGAATACAAAGCTGGCAAACTGAAAGCTGGTATTGATCCTAAAGGCCCAAAGAAAGCACCACTCGCTAAGAGCCGCAAACAGGCAGTAGCGATTGCTCTAAGCCAAGCAGGAATGTCCAAAAAGAAGAAATGAAAACTGGACTCTACGCAAACATTAACGCTAAACGCAAACGCATCGCCGCTGGTAGTGGTGAGAAGATGCGGAAGGTTGGAAGCAAAGGCGCACCAACTGCAAAGGCATTCAAACAATCAGCTAAAACAGCAAAGAAAAAATGAAATCAAAACCAGCGACTGGCAAAGCGTCAGTTAAAATAGTAAAAAATGCAAAGACTGGAAGAACCCGCAAGGTTTCTTACGGACAAAAAGGAGCAAATGTTGATCCGGGCAGCAAACGAGGCGATTCTTATTGTGCGAGGTCAGCTAAGATCAAGGGCGACTGGAAGAGTGACCCGAATAGTCCAAACAACTTGAGTCGGAAACGCTGGAAGTGCCGAGGAAGCAAGTCAATGAAATGAAGATCAACGGCAAAGATACAGAGGGTAATGTTGACCAAGATGATGCCAGAGTAGGATGGAAGTATCCACTCAACTCCAAGCAAATTGTTAAAGCCTGTGAAGACTTCTTCAAGAAGCGCGGAATGAAGCGGTTTACGCTTACTGGTAAAGAGAAGAAATGAATTGTCCTAAGTGCAATAAAGCAACATCAGTAATAGACAGTAGGAAGAAAGAGGCAGGAGTTAGGAGGAGAAGAGCTTGTGAGTGTGGAGAAAGATTCACTACTAACGAAGTAATCGTTCAACTTAAAAAAGGAGTTTACGAAAGAAAGTTTATTCAACCTCTGTCTATGAGCCAATCTGCAAATGGTAACTGGACAATATCAGTAGATGACAACACGCCTGCATGGGCGAGAAAGATATTATTAGACCTATGAATATCCCACAATTCCTTTTTATCTATGCTAAAGAAGGCAAGATAAGATGTTTAACAGTAGATGAAGCGCACGAAGAAAAATTAACAAGTGAAGGATGGGCGCACACCGCAACCATCAACCCAGCGAGTTGGATTGAAGCTATGGCAAATGGCGATCAAGACCCATCAGATATGTTAGATGAAATTCAGTTCAAAAAACCATGAGTATCGTTAACGATAAATTTAGATTCCATATCCTTGGCTTGCCTCATACAGTAAGTTCCAAAGAATTCAACGCCTGTGCTTACACCCAAAAAGTGGTGAAGTTCGGGAAGATGATGACCGAGCGCGGCCATGAAGTGATCCACTACGGACACGAAGACTCAGACTTAATCTGCACAGAACACGTCCCTGTCCTAACCAACGATGACTTCAACAAAAGCTACGGATCACATGACTGGAGGAAAACATTCTTCAAGTTTGATACAAACGACCATGCCTACCAAACCTTCTACCGAAATGCGATTAAGGAAATCGGGCAGCGTAAGCAGAAGAATGACTTCATTCTTCCATTTTGGGGAAGTGGCGTTCGTCCTATTTGTGACGCACATCCAGACCTAATCACAGTTGAACCCGGAATTGGATATGCAGGTGGACACTGGGCGAGGTGGAAAGTATTTGAATCCTACGCAATCTACCATGCGTTTTGTGGAATGCAGGCAGTAGGGAATTGCCAACAAGATAACTATGCCGTGGTAATCCCAAATTACTTTGATAAAGAAGACTTCGACTTCTGTGACCAGAAAGAAGATTACTTTCTGTATCTGGGTAGGGTATATAGCGGAAAAGGTGTAGATATTGCCATTGAAGCTACCCAGCGAGCTGGAGTTAAACTGGTTATCGCAGGCCAAAAAGAGGAAGGTTACAAACTACCAGACCATGTTCACTATGTAGGATACGCCGATGTTCCTACCAGAAAAAGGCTCATGTCGAGGGCTAAAGCATCCTTCCTTCCAAGTCAGTATGTAGAACCATTCGGTGGAGTCCAAATCGAAAACTTACTCTCTGGCACTCCGACAATTACCTCTGACTGGGGTAGCTTCACCGAAAATAATCTGCATGGTTATACAGGATTCCGCTGCCGCACGATGGGAGATTATGTAGATGCGATTAAGAACATCGACCGAATCTGCCCATACGATTGCCACAGATTCGGAAAGAATTTCACCTTGGAGCGGGTAGCACCCATGTATGAGAAATACTTCTCAGATGTCATGGATGTTTACACCGGAGACGGGTGGTATTCCAAAGGAAACGACATCGAAGCAATGAATAGATACTATCCATGAGTGATTATACATTTGAATCGAACTACTGGGGAGATTGCTGTAATACATTCGACGAAGACCAAAAGCACTATGTCTATGCGAGATACATGGGACTGAAGCAGGTTGGCTACTCGTTCGATGTTGAGGATAAAACGATCCTCGACATAGGAGGTGGGCCAACATCCATGCTACTGAAGACAATCAACCTTAATAAAGGATTGGTTGTCGATCCGCTGGAATATCCGAAATGGACTTATGATAGATATGCGGCGAAGGGGATTAGCTGTTTAGTCTTCCGTGGCGAGGATGTCATTGAAGAAGGATATGACGAGGCGTGGATATACAACTGCCTCCAGCATACCGACGATCCAGAACTTATTATTCAGAACGCATTAAAGTCAGCAAAGAAACTGAGAATCTTTGAGTGGATAAACATCCCACCGCATGACGGGCATCCAGTAGAACTGACCAAAGAGAAGCTGGATCAATGGATAGGTAAGGAAGGTAAAACAATCCAACTCGCAGAGTCTGGATGTTACGGAACAGCTTACTACCTATGAACTGGGATGAATACGCTATGAGCATAGCCGAGGTAGTGGCTAAGAAGAGTAAAGACCCGTGGCATAAAGTCGGCGCGGTAATACTCAGAGAAGATAACTCCATAGCCTCAGTAGGGTATAACGGATTCCCGCAAGGTGTAGAAGAAGACTGGTCATCAAGAGAAGAGAGATCAAAGTATGTAATCCACGCAGAGCAGAATGCTTTGAGATACACCAGTCCGGGCGAAGGAAAGACACTGGTATCCACCCTACTCCCATGTAGAGACTGCCTAAAGACCATAGCCGCCTATAAGATAAAGAGAGTCCTCTACAAAGAAATCTACAAATCCGATCCAATAGCCTTAGAGATAGCAGAAAAAATGGGAGTCACAGTAATCAAATTATGAATACAGATATACCACTCAAAAACGCAATCTTTGGATGGAATCCTTACAATCGAGAAACAAACAAAATAGGAAATTTTATGGTTCTGCCTTGGCCGGATACCAATAACCTCGTAACTAAATACGAATTATGCTATACTACAGGAGCAGTATACAAAGATTGGCGAATGGCAAAACCAAAAATCCGTGAAATATTATTCCTACACGAACTCCACAAAATAGCCCTATCGTCCCGCGCCCCGATTCAATACATGAAAGAAGCCCTCTCTGTAATACCAGAATACCGAGACTTCACAAACGGACTTGGAATTGAAGAAATATGAACGACGAACTCATAGCAATAATCTTAGCATGGAGCATAGTAGTAGCCTGCTTCATAGTAGAAACAACCAGAAAGTAATTATCGGTAACGATAACATGAATACAAAAATCGGCGCAATGCCAACTCATCGCTACATCTGGATAGATAGTGAATACACCCACGAAAAACCAATCGGGCCAGTAGAGGCCATGTGGGTAGGACTAACCTCCATACCAAGTAGAGCATGGGGAATAAATGTCATCCTAAGAGACGGCGGCGCACTCTACAGAAACATCCCACCAAACGCAGTCAGATTCAAAGAGAAGGCACTCGAAAACTGGCGCATAGAAGAATCCCAACTCTGGGACTGCTACTCATATAATTTTACTATACTCCAAAACCCAATCCTAAGAGGAATGCCAGTAACAACCAAAGTAGGCCCAAACATACTAAAGGGAACCTACCTCTTCTCCACCGCCCACCTAAACGATGGCTGGTCAGATAGCCCAGACCAAGACAAAGAATTCATCTTCATAGAACTCACCAACGGAAGACTAACCATCCAACCCACAAACAAAGTAGCCTTCCAAGATAACTCCTACACCCTACCCACCCTCCCAAAACTCAAACTCCAAGAGACTATCTACTCCTGCGAAAACTAAGTTATCGGTAACGATAACCATACGACATTAGCATAAGACATTAGGGCGAAACATAAGACAATAGGTCAGCGTAGCTGCATGGGGTAGCACATAAGACTTGTCAATAGACTATATTGACATACAAAATGGCAGTTTTTATGGGGGGAGGGGTTTCCACGATGGAGCCTTGGCCGCTGGGCATGGCGGGGTAGCCCGGTGCCGGGGTCGCGCCTCCAGCCAATAATAGATTCCTTGCCCGGCTGTGCTACGGCCTGCCAGTGCAGCGTGCCTGCTTAGTATAGTCTCGCCTATGCCAGCGTGCAGCGTGACGCATAGCATGATCGATGACATGATGAGCCGGGAAGATTGCCAATGATGGCCGAGCTTGTTGAGACAGGGATCGTGGTGACTATCGACGCTATGTGATTAGATGAAGTTATCAATCTCAGTAACGAATAGGCTATAATGCAACCGGCTTGCAATAATCTTGGCGCGAGGATTGCCCAGGATTGCGTGGAATCAATCGAGCGAGGCAATGCTATGGGGGATTTTTGGGAGGCAATCGCTATTTGAGCGGATCACCGGAAAAGGGGAAACGAGATGCAGGGATTTTATCGGGCTGCAAAAAATGCCTACCAAAAAACAAGCGGGAAGTGCCTCGCTTAGCAAACATCGCTATATAGCGATATAACGATATTGTGGGACATATCTTCATATTCGAATATCTGGATATGTTCAATATTTTCTGAACATATTCTCATATCTGGATGCGTTGATATGTTCGGAATAATCGCTGCCTTTTCCCTATCTAAAAATAATCAAAAAAAATATATTGACAGCGTGACTATGTTTTGCGATAGTTCGCCTGTGCTGCTCGCTGATGCCGATGAAATCAGGGTCTGCGAGTAAATGCACAAGTTGATTTTTGATAACGATTGGAATGTTTGCGGGCCTGCTTGCGTGGGGTTTTCTCATGCTTGTGGCGACACGCACGCGTTTCTTTTGTAATCCCGCTTGCGTTGCTTGCTGGTGATTGTTCTTTGAAATTCTAACTTACTAAACGCACTGGTTCACTCTGTGAGTGATCTACCTGTCCCAAGTCAGGAAGCATCCATTGATGCGGCGTGAGGGGTAAACAATACCAGAAAATGAATGATACAATTGAAAACTACAACGGTTCGGAATATCTCAAGACATACAACACGGCAGCAGCAGCAGCGGCCATTAAAGAATGGGGTAAATCCGCGCGTATGTTTCAAAAGTCAATCGGTGATGGGAGGGGTTCACTTTTTACCATCGTTCGCCAAAGTGGAAAGATTGTAGATATCACTGAAGATTTTAATGCAAGCTTCTAAAAATATGAACCCGCAAATATACGCACTTAAAATCAAATTGAACGCGATGAAGGATGACTTGCACAACATGGCATTTTCGGAATATCCGCTTGATGCTCTCGTTGCTCAGTCGAATAAAATCCGCGCATTGAAAACTAAAATAACTAAGTTGGAAAACTCCCGATAACCCAGAACTAAACCCAAACAGAAAAACCCTATATGACAACATTGAAAAAAACACCTGCTGAGATTGCTTCCTACTTTGTGGGGCACTGCCGCAAAAATGAGATTACAATCGAACGTTGTGACAATATCCTCACACTGACGAAGCGCATTCCTATTGGCGATAGCTTGGCTTTCGCTGACGCTGAAAGTGATTGCTCCATCATTTATGAGTTGCCCGGCGGTTGTGGTTCCGTTTGGGGCACTGACGGAGCTTCTATTGGCGGAATGACGGCTTTGAACACGGGCCGCTTTCGTCTTAATCGCTCCGGTGTTCAGAAAAGAATCCTAAAAGCTATTAAAGCCGTTCGATAATCTTTCCCCCATAACGAAAAACTCAACCCTATATATAATATGAAAACCAAAAACGAATACGCAAGACAAGCAATCGTCACGCAATACAAGGGCGCAACTGATTTTAAAGGGGCGCGGATTATTGTTAAAACGTGTCGGGGGCGCAAGTCTTACCCTTACCCTCACAATTTAAGCGACCACGATTGCCACGTGTGGGCAGCCGATCAATATCTGAAGGCTATCGCTGAAGAAGACCGGAAAGAATATGGTTCGCCCTTAGGCTGGGGAGACATTCACGACTTTTCCGTTGGCGTTCTGCCTTCTGGCGAACACGTTTTTGTTCTTAACAACTAAGGAGAAAGTCATGGAAAAACAACTCTATAAAGTCGTTAAAATAATGCGCGTTTCTGGTCGTCGGCAAATCTTGGAACGCAATTTGACGGAGTCAGAAGCCCAGCGAGTAGTTGCGCGTTTCCCTAACTCCTCCCGTTCAATGGTCGTTTACTTCAAACAATAAAAATCAATGCGGAATGTTCAATCCGTCCCGCTTTTCTCTTCTCTTCTTATGAATAAACTATCCTCATCTTTCCAATACAATCGCGCAAAGTCCCGTTTCTTTGGGCTTTTGCTCACATTATCCACAATTGGCGCAATCCTGATATTTCAAATCCTATGAGCGAAAAAGAAAAAGAATTGCAAAAGGCTGTGACTTTTTGCGAAAAATTAAACATTTCAATCACGCCCAAAATTCTTAAAGAATTAAAACGCCTGATTGATTTTAAACTCAACCCGCCGACATTGGAAGAGTTTTAATCCCCTCCACACTATGCGGGAAGAGTCCGAACCTCTCCCGCTTTGCTCTAATCGCCCCGCATTCTCTCTTTTATTCTCTCTCCGCTATAATGCCCTTCCTTTTTTCTTTCGCGCATTCTATGAGGCGTGATCGTTTCCGATAATCCCTCCACAAGATTTTTCCCTCCACAGAACACCAAACAAAAACCAAAAACCAACATGACAACAGTATACAACACAAAAACATTTGAAGAGTCAGTCTATTCAATCGAACCAGCATTTGCGGTGATCGCCGCGCATGAGCAAAGCCGTTCCAATCTTTCCACATGGAAGTATCCCAAACCAGAAAATCATCCCTTGTATCGCAATACCAGAAAAGGGCATCTTTGCGGGGATTTTTGGGCGAAAGGAGAAGCATGAAAATCCAGAAAGTAACCTTCCCCGCTGGAGGGATTCTTGGACGATTCGCCCTCCACAAGATAACCTCCCCATACTTCACGGGTCATTGCTCGGCGTGGTATGACGCGAAGGGCAAGCTACAGGATTGCGAATGGATTCGACGGGATGGGGTTCATCGAATGATACCTATCGGCACGCCCATGTATCGCTATCTGGAATCCCTCGGCCCAGTCTATAAATAACCCTCCACAAAGGGCAGAAATAGTCCAACCCTATTCTGCCTTTTGTCCATAGTTTTTTATGACATACTTTTCACTAACCTATTGTTGCCTTTCGAGGGGTTCAATCTCCCCCTCCACGGCATCGGAACATTCCTCGGCAACAATATCAATATCGACTGCCTTTTTCGGCCCCTCCACATGGAGGCTAATCATCGCGTTTATGTTTAAACCCTTCCTGTCATGAAGGTTATTCTCATCAAGTCCCAATGCTCTCGTTGCCATTTTTTCGTATTGCGCCAATACATCGAGGCGAGCGGCTTGGTCTTTAATGTTCCCCGATTTGTTCCGTATCTCAATCTGTTTCCGTTCCTCCGCAATCTGCGTGAGCATGAAGTTGTAATGATTCTCTGTCTCTGTCCTCATTACATCTTCCATGCGCGGAGCCAAAGTGTTTGCTACATCTTCCCTCAGTTTCTGCCTTTTGGAAATCCATCGACCTTGCACCATCAAATTCTTCAGATAGTTCTTCGACATCTTGGAAAACTCCTCAGTCTTCAAAATATCGCCAAGCTCCGCGCCTGCCATGTATAGTTGTTCAATTTTTGCGACATCCCATTTCCTTCGACGGGTTCCCAGTGTCTCGGCGTTGTATTCTTGCTTCATGCAGGTTACTTATTCCATACACTTTCGCTTGTCAATAAATTTCCCTCCACAACAAACCAAACAAACCAAATGAAAATAACACAACACAAAACAGTTACACAATCCACCTGCCTTCCACCGGAAGCATATATTCACCTATGGAATGTCGCTGCCAAAATCAACGAAACTACGGCTCCGAAAATCAAATCCACAGTCTATCCTAAAAAATGAGAACCTACACGATGCACAAACAAAAGCCGCTGTTCCGTTATAAAGACTCTCCATTTAGCGGGGAGTCAGTGAAGCGGGAAATGATGGAAGCCTTGGAAGCCGTTCTTGATGCCTATGGCGAGGGGGACACGCTTCTTATGATGCAGTGCCGCCGCGCCTTAGATAACGCGAGGAGGAATGGCCGATGAACATTCACGATCTCATGGCAACAGTTGAGTGGTCGCATCCCATTCAGCTAAACACTAAGCGAGGGCCGCGCCTGCTCAAGAAAGCTCCCATTACTCCACAATTCTGGAAAGTATATGGTGAAGATAAAGAGCTATTCAAAAAGCAGATGGGTGACGCTGGCATTCAGCTTGGCAAGTTCCGCGAAGAGTGGCAACTTACCCATTGGTCAGATGATCAGCTTAAATTTAAGCAGATTATCGTAACCGATACTCAAACAGAGGTAGAACCAGAACTTGATCTCATTCCGCTTCTGCATTCCGAAGGCTTGTTTGAGTATCAGCAGACTTCAGTCCAGATGGGCGTTGCCTCTATGAATAAATACAATCGGGTTCTTTTAGGTCACTCTACAGGCGTAGGAAAAACATTCTGTGCTTTAGGTATCGCCAGAGAGTTAGGCAAACGCATTGCGGTAGTCTGTCCAAAACCTATTACAACAGACTGGCATCGTGCCGCGAAGATGATGGGCGTTGAGGTCTTTGAAATCTGTGGATGGGAATGGGCGAAAACTGGTAAGAGTCAGTTAGGCCGCTGGACAGACGAGCATAAGAAAACATTCCGATTCATGCTTCCGCCCGATGTTCTTCTCGTATTCGACGAGGTTCACAGAGGCAAGGGTGAGGCTACCCAGAACGCTTTCCTCGTTCGGGATAGTGTAATCCAGAACATCCCTGCCATTGCATTGTCTGCAACCATTGCCGACGATCCTACCAAGTTGTGGGCAATCGGGCAGTTCCTCGGCCTCCATCAAGGCGGCAAAGACTACTTCCGTTTTCTATCACAGCACGGATGCAGGAAAACCCGCTTCGGAATGCAGTTCACCGGAGGGCATTCGGTCTTGAAGAAGTTGCATAGCCGCATATATCCAGAGAAAGGTAATCGACTTCGCCACTCAGACTTGGGTGACGCATTTCCTGAGACGCTTATCAAAGCTAAAGCCTTCGACATGGACAACGCAAAGAAGATTGCGGGTGAGTATGATGACCTCTGTAATCGCATCGAAGAGTTGCGGATGCAGGAGAACTTCTCAGCTAATGTTCTGGCAGAGCAGACGAGAGCAAGGCAGAGGATCGAGATGTTGAAGGCTCCAGCAGTGGCAGCAATGGCGCGTGACTTGATCGAAGAAGGTAATTCTGTCTTCATTGCAGTCAACTACACCGAAACCCGTGAATGGCTCATGGAAGAGTTGAAGACAGACTGCGCCATCTACGGAGGACAGAACGACATTGACCGACGAGGTAAGATTGATTCGTTCCAGAATGATAAGTCGAGAGTCATCATTGGGATCATCCAAGCGTGCAGAGAAGGTCTGAACCTCCACGATCTAAACGGCAATCATGCACGGGTAGCCTTAATCATGCCTTGCCCTTCAATTTTCGACACCCGCCAAGTGTTGGGTCGGGTGCATAGAGCAGGTGGGAAATCCAAAAGTATCCAGTTTTTGGTTTACGCAGCGGGTGTTCCAATCGAAGAATCCATTTGCGAGAAGTTAGACGAGAAGTTAAAGCGTCTCGATCTTTTGAATGACGGGGCCATCGACCCTACCATCTCACTCGCTCCAAAAGAAGAAGAAGAAAAGCTGATTTAAATTCAGTTTCACTCAAACTTAAAAACCAGATTGGAAGAAATTCCTTTCTGGTTTTTTTGTTTTCTGATTTTTTTTATTTTTAGAAATATTTTGTCTTTCGTTAAGTCTTACACTGCTTCCAGAAGGTTTGAGCTGGCAGTGCAGAGACACTTCGCCTGTTGTGAGGAATAAGTGTCTGAGTTCTACTTCCGTCAGGAATCGCAGTATAGTTCTTTCGACATTTACGTTGTTGTTTTTATCGGCCCGCACTAACACTCCATATTCAGCCTCAACAACGCCTTCGCCAACCTTTCGGTTGCGTGTATCCCAAGCTTTCGCTTGAGCGGGTTAGGTGGCATGGCTACATCATTCCAACCCCGTGCGTGTTATAGTGAGTGCAACCAAGGTTTCGTCACCATGTTCTCGGTCATATTTCGCTTACCGATACAGCATACTATCGCGGGTTACTTCGGGGAACTGCATAAGCTTCATACCAAGTAAATGCCCGCTCGTATCCAATGGTGGCAAAAAAATTGGGCCTGTCGTAGCTGACGGACTACAACAGACCCATTTTATTGACTGAAAATTGATCTCCAAAGTCCGTCAGAACTCGTATTGGATACGAGGAATCTATCACGGAGAAAACCAATGTCAAATACTTTTTTTATCGGTTACGATACTTATGTAATGATTCGTGGAGCTTCTTCTTTCTCTTCTTCCTTATCGAATCGCTTGCGGAATTGGCTTTCTTTGTAGTAAAGGAATGCCGTTTCCAAATAGCGGATAGCTTCAAACCCTTCACCTTTACGGGATTCGGATCGGACTACCATCATGCTTGCTGTATGCAACAGGCTTGCCATTGCATGGACTCGTTCATTTAGTTTCTCGTCCTCGCATTTAATAAATGAAAAGGCTTCAAGTATTGATTTCGAGGTTTCGTTTTGTTGTGTTTGTTCTGACATAAATTATTTGTTTTCTAAGTTTTGATTTCCCTCAATTCTATCGATTACTTTCTGTATATTATTAAATTTTTCTGGATCGTTTTTGTAATGCTCTTGTTCCATCTTTAACCAATAAATATCATTTTGAGTAAATCTTTCTTCTTGTTCTGACATAAATTATTGTTCCTTCAAAAATTTCAACCATTCACCTTCGGCTGGATCAAACCATGACTTGTCTCCTAAATCAATTAGGAGTTGGTGTTCTTGGACTTCTTCGGGCATTGAGCGGAGGACTTCCGAGTTGGAGAAGTTGCCGACATTGAGAAGCAAGAAGCGATGACCTGTTGGTTTATCTACTTCTTTACCCTGCTCATGCCGCACTCTGTTGCGAACCTCAGTTGAGGATAGCTTCTCTGTCTTCGCTGCCTCAAGAAGTTCCTGCTGTTTCTTGGTGCTGTCATCTCCGAAATTAGCGTTGCCAATTTCGCGGTAAACAGTAAACGGAAGCGTAGCGTCACGCTTATCAGCGGGGAATGCGCGGCAAGCACGAGCGTAACCGGAAACAGTTGGATAGCTCTTCTTGAAGTTGGAGCAGAGTTGGTTGACTACATCCTCATGCCCTGCATTCTCCAAGGCTACCACCGAATCACCGATGATCCATTGTGCGCCCGACTCCAGAGTCAGACCGAAGGCAAATGCCGCCACCCAGTCTTTCATCTCTACTTGTCCACGGGGAACGCACTGAGTCATTCCCGATCCGATGTCGAACTTCTGAGTGAATGAGGACAATTCCAATCCATCCTTCACACTCTCCACAAGGGCGAGGGATTCGTTGATTGGTTCATCTTTGGTCAGTTCAACCTCAACTTCTTCTGCTTCTACTGCTGGCAAGGCAAGGCGTTCTTCTGCCATTTCCTCGGCCATGTCCAAGTCAGCGGACATCTTCTCATACATCTCCAGCATTTCATCTGGCGCATCATCGCCAAGGTATTCGTTCTTCTGGAGTTTGCTCCATGCCTTCTTGATGTGAGCTTCGGTGATGTTGATCCCCGGCCATTCGGTTTTAACAAACTCCCCCATGTGACGGAGGTAGGTTGACAGAGGGACAATAACTCCCTCTTGAGTTGGGCTGAACAATTCTAATTCTTTCTTTTTCATGTTGTGTTTAGGTTTAGGTTAGGTGTTCTGGGGAGAACAGAATTACCAAGGGATGTTATCTTCTTCCTCGCCTGCTGGTGCATCGAGGTTCAAGTCTTCTGCTGCTTTCTCTACGCACTTAGCGAAGGGAGTGTTAAATCCTTTCTCCAAGTAGTATTCGTAGAGCTTAGTGAGGGCAGGCTTGCCGATCTCTGCCAGCTTCTTGCCCTTGTGTGATCCAGATGGGACGATGACTGATGCCCAGTCAGCAGGATCAAGTTCTTCGACTTTGGGTTCTTCCTTCTTAGGTGCTTCTACCTTCGATGAGTAGTGGATGCCCTTGCGGTTGGCTTCGATGAAGACCGATGAGACATAAGAGCGAAGGGTTTCTTCGTCTGTAATCTTTCCAAGGTATGCCATGCGAACCAAGGAGTCGATGTATTGGTGAAGTTCCACGATCTCATCCAACGCCTTCTCTGGATTATCGGTTACGATACTCTTGGGTGTCGCAGGAGATGTAACACGGGCAGGCTCTTCGCTTGGTTGATCAAACTCAATCTTACCAGTAGCCGTGACTTTGATAAGGTCACGATCTACTTTGCCGTTCTTACCTTCGTAGGATTCATGCTCCAAGGATACTCCAGTCAGACCATGCTTTCCACGGACTGACGAGAGGGTAACTACATTACCCTTGATGCTTTGCTCTTGGGTATTGTTGAAAAACTTCAGTCCATAGGTTTGCCCGTCGATCTCAATGTCTCCACCTTGGATGACAAACTCACCTTTCGGGCCGTTGAATGTCTTAGGTTCCCACAATTTAGTGACCTTGCCAGTCACCCGTTTGATGATGTCTTTCTGTTCGATTCCGTCTAATTGGTTACTCATAATTTATTTACCAGTTGTCTTCGTTTGATTTTAATAATTTCTTTTCCTTGGTTGCTCTATCGTAGATGTAGTTGAAGTCAAATACTCCGCTAAGAGAAATACGGACTTCCCAACGCATCATTGGATCAACAGTTTCATCTATGATTGCTGGAGGTTGACTTGCCATCCAGTCTAATGCTTCTTGCCTATTCTCTTCTGGCAACATCGCCAGCCTTTCGATAGGTGGTAGTAGCTTGCTATTCATTTGGTTTATTTTCTTTCCTTTATTTGTTCTGCTCGCTTTTCATAATGCTCAATCCAATCTTTATCTTTTTGAGCAAGTTCTTCAATATAACTAATGGCATTCATAATATTTTTAACTGATTGACTTTTAAGTGAATTGTTTGCGTTTATGTCTTGGTAATGCTCTATGAGACTTAATGCTAAATCAGTAGCTGCATACCTCCACTCGATCATTCTGGATTGTTCATCACTCATTTGACTTTTCTCCTTCTTTTCGTTTCAACAAATACTCTCTGAGTTCAGCGTGGAATTTGTCTGATTTAACTTTTGCTGCCGCCTCCTTCTCTGGATCATAAACGAATTTACAGGTGTTAATCTCAATCAAATCAACTCCTCCTGCAATTAGGGTTCGGACTACCATTGATGCTTCATATGCTGTATCCGCTTTTGATACCAGTAACTCATCGAAGTTTACGCCAAACTCTTTGGCTCTTTCCACGTCAAGTCCGTTGGTCAAGTCTATCAACGCGCATAACCCGCCTGCTTCTTGGATGTGTGCAATTGCTGCGTAATGGGTTTCGTGACATCCAATATTTGGATCAATTTTTGTGATATTTTCAACTATTAGGTTATTCATATATTTATTTTTGGTTGTATGTTGCTTTGTAGTAGTGGCAGAAGGGAGCTACTGAGCAGTAACGCTCGCAACGCATATCCCCTCCGCTTCGTTTTTCGATTGAGTGTTTCGCTCCATAGGTAGGTAGCAGTCTTTCAGCTTCCTCCAATGTCTCGCACACTTTTGCTGCTCGTTTGTTCCCGTCCTTTCGGATCGCAAAGGTATCTGATTTGGCCCAGCGTTCTTTTGGATCGCAAGCAGGAATGGTATCGTCTGGCATTGCTGCCGCTGCTTGGTGCAGTTTGATCCGCTCCGTAGCATAGCGCAAACATTCTTCGTTATCCCAAAGAGGTATGTCAACAATGTGCATCTGACATTGCGGATACTCCTTGTCAAACTCAGCCTTGCTTGCCTGCCAGTCGCGGAGGATGGCGACGATCTGACCCTTCTTGACTTCGTAGCCATACTCTCTCCAGAGCATAGCGTTTAGATTGATCTGCGCTTCCCACTCAGCCTTGCCGCCGAGCAGGAAGGAAAATACCGATGTTACCTTGAAGTCAGAGATAGTCTTGTTACCAGTCTCGTAGAGGTCAGTCTGACCAGTCAGCGTCCAGCCATTTACTTCTTTGTATAGACGCTTCTCACTCATGTCTTCTTCACCAGTCGCCAATTCTACAACCTTGTGAACCGACTGACCGAGCAATGCCCATATCATATCGGATGCATCCACCACGATCTTATCGTCATGGCGTTTCTTGAGTTGGTTAATTTTTGGCGGCCCGATCAATGTAGTCACAGAGATGTCAGCCTTCTTTGTTCCGGGCGTGTATCCATCATGGGATAGTGCGCGGAACACGGGGTCTGGTAGCCCGAAGTTATTCGTGATCGTCATTTCTCGAAACAATTAGCAAGCAATTCAGCTACACCTTTGAGGTGGTCACCCTGCTTAACTACTGCTTGTGCGTTGGGCAATTTACCCAATTCAAATTTGCCGTCTGCTGCTGCCGATGAAACCAAGCGGAGATAGATTTCACGCTGGAGTTCGGAGTTCACTACTGGTTTTTCTGTTGTTTCTTTTTTTACTGTTGGTGTATCTTTCATTAGTTTTATGTGGACGGGGGTTGTGCCGTCCAACAATGTAGATACTATCAATCCTCCGATAATCGTCAATAGTTTTTTATAATATTTCTAAAAATATTTTTATCGGAAACGATAAAAGAAAACGCACCCCGAATTTCTCCGAGGTGCGTTCCCTAATGAATAACATGAAACAGCAACAAGCTGCGGACTCAGACTACATCAGCCTCACTCAATGTCAAGAGGGATATTCAATGAGTCTTGCAGGTCATCTTTAGCTTCTCTCCTTTGCTTCGAAATTATGTTGCTCAATAAGTCTTGAGCGTCATCAAGTGGCAGTTCATCAAGCTCATCAGCATTTTCAACAATTGCATCTCTCATTCTCGGCCCTGCGGTTCTGATGAATTCCAATTCTTCTTTTTTAGTCATGCGGAATCCATTGTCCCATGACAGGTTTGCGCTCCATGATGGAGGTGTAAGGTTGTTCCTATACATAATCTCCCATGCAGGGTCTGGCTTCTCAGTAGAAACGATACGGCCAAATAGACTTGCCAAACGCTTTCCAAATCCTTCTTCTTTTACAATAGATGGAAACTGAACTGGATCGCCAAAGTATCCAACATCCTCGTTCAAGAAGTTAATTGATCCGGGCATCTCCTTTAAGAAGTTTGATAGGTAATCTCCACCCACTGCTTTTTCTTCGGTGTATAGTTTGTTGATGTCGCGGAATACACCTGGAACAATCATACGAGATATAATACCAGAAGCGAATTGACCTCCCTTTTCAAAAATATTTTGTGATTCTTTGAACTCAAGCAAGTCAGCCACACCGGAAAGGAATGATTGGTTTAGAACTGCAACAAATCCAATTGCAAATGGTGCTGCTAAAGTTGAACCAACTATCTTGCCCCAATCTTGCTCTTGGAGCTTTTCCCCTTTCTTTTTATACAACTGATATTCTTCACTTGCTGTTGCTGCCATTGCCAATGGGATAACAAATGGAGTTGCAAGATAAGAAATGTATGTATCTCCGATTCTCACTGAATACTTCTGACCTCCTCGCTCTTTCCAAATTGCTTTTTGGCGAGGATCACGCGGCCCTTCAGAATACAATTGAATGTATGGACGCTTGGCTTGATCTTCCTCATCTCCACTTTGAAGTGCTTGGATAATAAGAGGAACGACAAGCGCAATATAACCAAGTCCACTTTTGATCCACAATTCAGCTATCTTATCTGATCGTCCATTTGTGAATGGATCGTTTATGCCTTTTTTGTAAATCCCCATTAATCGAAGTTGAGAGAATAAGGGTGTATAGTTAATGAACTCATTCGTCACATTCGCTACAACATTTGTGAATGGAATTACAAACTTGGTTGCTTTATATCTTGCAAGGAATGTATTAGCCATATTCGCAAGCAATCCGAAAAGACCTACAGGGTCTTGGTTGAATACTGTTTCAAGTGCATCTTGCTCTGCTAATGCCCTCTTCTCTTTATCCTTCAACCTTTGATCACGATCAATTTCAATTGCTCGAATAAGAATCTCTTGCTCTTTCTGTTTACCTTTAACTTGGGATGATGCAAGTTCCAGTTCGGCTTGCCGCTTGGCGATATTAAATCCTTCTTTACTATATTCAGTTGCTCCAAGTTGTGCTGCCCTTGCTTCGTATGCTACCTCCCTCAAGAACATATCAGTTGCTCGGAGTAGTCGCATCATCTGTCTCGGATTGAAATTCTTTAGAAGTTTATTCATCCAATCGGGGAGGAAGTTAATTTTTCCGTCACCGAAGTTGGTAAGGTAGTAAACAATCTTGGGAGTGTTCTCTGGAGTAGCACCCTCAAGCACATTCGTCTTAGGATATATCGCTCTCCTCTCATCCTGCATACCAGATGGGTTTAATCCGTTACGCATGACATACAGGAATGAATTGACTGCCGCTGACTGCTTCCCAGATAAAGCTGAATACATCGCCCTCATCATTGGGAAGAATGATTTAGGACTGTAGAATGACCATACTGCTACGTTAGCCATTAGGTTGCTTGCGCCAGCCATAGCATTAATCCCGTATGTTGCCGCTTGTGAAATCAATGAGAAATACCAGTAGCTTGAGAGAACATCATCTGCTGTGAACTTGGTTTTGCTCATCAATGCTCTACCCATCTTCTCTTCTTCGATGCTACGGATAACTCCTGCTGGCAGTTTGGAAATCCTGTCACCCCACTCACGGATGGTATTTGCAAACTCAGCATCGTATGGCATGAAGCCTTTAGGGAAGTCATGGGTTTGTCTGAATGCTTCGTATACAGTCTCCGAATCCAATACATTCATGTTTGCCATCTCAATCAACTTCTGAAGGATGGTGCGCTGATTGGCCTTTGGTTTGACTTTATTGTTTGCCAATACCTCTTGAGCTTTCTTGATGGCAGTATCTACATTCTCACTTCTCTGCGCCAGCATTGCCTTCTCCATTTGCTTAGAGATTAGATCAGCTAACTCGGTAGCGTTCTGCTCATCCATTCCAACTTCAGTGATGATCCTGCTGATCAAGTTTTGTTTGAAGTTACCATAATCACTCGTCGATAACTTTGAGATGTCTTTGAGGTTCTTGATTGCTTTGAACTGAGCTTCAGCCTCCTCTTGAATCTTAGCCGACATGAGAGGCTTTGGCATTACCTTGCCAGTCTTCTCATCGATTCGGAATCCAAGTTTATCTTGCAGGATTCTGCTCGTTTCATCGTTCAGATACTTGTCTGTATCTTGGATGAACTTCTCGATCAGTTCATTCGATGCGCCAGTTCCTTGAAGTTCTGCGCGGATGTGCTGCTTGACTGCTTCTTGGGTTACATCTCTTTTCGATCCAAGGTAGGTGAATAGATCATTGAACTTGTAGTTCAAGAAGTCTGCTGAGTCTTTGATTGCCTGCGTCCTTAACTTGTCTGCCCATTCATTTGAACGGAGTGCCTTGAAGAGTTCCGCGAAGTCAGCATTAAAGGCATCCCTACTCTGATACTTCTCTGCCATTCGGTTTGCCAAATCGTTCAAGAAGGACTTGTAAGCATTATCGTTTCCGATAACTGCCTTCACCATCTCCAAGTATTTCCCACTCCGCTTGCCTGCCTTCTGCTTTTCAATTCCGGCCTGTTGGATGCCCATCTGCTTCGCGGCAGTAGCGAAGGACTGATACATGAACTTGGTTACATTATCGATAGAGAATTCTTTCTTGTTCATTCCAATCGAAAGGATGTTCTGAACAGTCTGGTCTACTACCATGTTGGCATACTTGTCTTCTTTGGTATCGAAGAGTCCCGCTGCAAAGTCCAAAAGAATCTGGCGGGTTGAGTCGGTTTGCTTTTTAGAAACTTCAGCGCGGATTGATTGACGAACCTTCTCTGGATTCCTCTGTGCCATCTTGATCAAGGATGCTGCTTTTCTAAATACTTCTTTAGTATTGAAGACTTTATCCATTGACTTGCGCCGATCACCTCGGATGGCATTAGCTATTTCATTGAATGGTTGAATTTCTCCTTCTTTGTTTAAAAGGAAGGAAAGTTTCTCCATCGAAGCAATGATGTTCCTCTTGTAAGTATCAATTGCCATTCCTGCACCAACAAGTTTACGGAGAGCAGCAGCGTATTGAACAATTCGCCCAGAAGATTGAAAGGAAAGTGCAATTTTTTGAGCTAACTTAGCTTCTACATTTAAAGATTCTAAAGCAAAAGAATCACGGGCGGTTGCCGCCATATTAGAATCCAATACTTGTTTTCTGAATGCAGGAGATAATTCATACATCATCTGCATTAAAACCAATCTCTCTTCTGCTTTTAGACTATATGCTTTTTCCGCTCTGGATTGCTCCATCTCAGATAAGTTCTGAGCAACACTAAAGAAGTCAGCGTCTGGATTGTTTCTGAAAATCTTATCCAATGCATTGTTTGCTGCCGTGAATGAGTTCGATGTGAATAGATTCGCGGCGATTGAGAACGGAGAAAGTAATGCCTTGTTCCACTTCCTATCCTTCTGTGCTGCGCGGGACTGATATTCCTTATATGCCTTGTTATCCTTTGGCTTGAGCATTTCAGCTTGAGCTTCCAAGTCAGAGATCATTCTTGTTGTGATCTTCTGCATCACAGTCTGACTCTTCTTGGACATTGGTTCACCTTCTGGAGTTACGCCTGCCCTTGCAATCAAGGGAGATTCTGGACTAAAGCGTTCTGAAATAGGAATGACTTTTCCCTTGTTATTAAAGGTGGCGAGGTCTGCTGACTTGGCTTGATTTGGATTGAACACTACTGCAACGCTATCCACTCCGTCCCACTGGTATACTCCATCGTATCCAGCATCTTGCATTGCTTTGACGAACTTCGCTCCATCATTGATCCCGCCAGTAGACATTACTGAACCCCAATCTCCTTCATCTGATCTGAATTGTTCAGCGTATTGAGGGAATGCTTTAGATAAAACTCTAACCACATCAGATGAGTTTGCGGGATTATTCATCTTGATGTAGGCGGTGAATATCTTCCCTCCTCTCTCAAGATAACTCATCGCGTGTTCTATTGTTTCAGCAAAGAATGATCCAACATCACCACCCGCTGATTTGAAATCTTTAGATGCCGCTTTAAACATTGGCATCTTCACATCTCCTTTCCACAAGTGTCCGACCTCTCTTAATCTTTGAACGATTAAAGATTCAATTTTGTCAGCACTTTCTGGATTATTATTTGCCCAAGTTTCTTGATTTGTATTTGGTGTAATTGGATTATTACCTGTATCTCCATTGATTGCTTGAGCGTATTCAACATCCATCTGTGGAGTTACACCTGCCTTCGCTTCGATTGCTGGAGTTATCGTTTCCGATACTGCTTCAACTTGTCCACCAGTTTCTGGGAGTGCGACAGCTTGGTCAGTAGGGAAAACTTCCCTGCGTTTTGAGGCTTTGATTTGTTTGTATTCTGGATTGTTTTCATAGCTTGTTATGTCTTGATCTATCAATAGATAGGGTTCTGCTAAAGATTGTTTCTGTTCATCAGATATTGGTAACCCATCAATGATCCTCAATGCCGTATCGATTTGGCGATTTGCCAATTCAATCTGTTTTGGAGTAATCTGAGAATAAAACTCTGGAGTTTGCGAAACTTTCTGTTTCCTCTTTCCATCTTTGACTATCTTTGACTCACCAGTATTAAGAACTTCAGCGATATAATTAAGGACTTGGGATTTCTCAATCTCAACTAACGCTTGTGGAACTTGGAAGTCATCTTGCTCTGCGTTAACTTCTTCTTCTGAAATTTGTGGATCAGATTCAATTATCGCGGCTACTTCTGTGGTGGGTTCTGCTGGAATATTGCGGGCCTGTCCCTTACGAACCCATTCGATACCACTAATTTCGGATATGTTTTGGTTTGGATTTACAGGAACTTGATACTTATTGTTTGTTCCAAACTCACGGAATACAACAGTGCCATCCTCAAGTGAGATTGCCCCGCGCATCCCCTCAAAGACAAAAGTATCTTTGTCTTTAATCGCATCAGATATTGTCCTGTCTGGTAATGCTGGTTGAACTGTCAAGGATTCCTTACCAGTTGGTTCTGCTTTAGAGTAATCTTTAAACTCGTAGTTAGCCTCACCCTTCACGATACCATACCCATCCAAGATGGTATTCATCGCGTTCAACATCTTCTCTACTTCTCTTGTAGAAGTTCCTTTTCCAAGGTAGCGAGCGATTGAGTTACGGAGTAATTGGAGGGCATTGAGGATTGAGTTTTTCCATGCCCTAATTATTCCCTTGTCTTGATCGGAAAATGCTTCCTGCTCTGCTTTTCTGATAGCATTCAAGTCTTCTGTGATCTGTCCTGTCCTTATTCTCTGGGCAACGATTCGCAAGAATTCTTGAGAGAAGGTAAGGTCATCGAGGAGTTTTGTTTTATCGTTTAAATATGCATTTGAAACTCTCGGTAACGCATTAGGGTTCGTGCGATTTATTTCTTTTGCTATATCTAATAGCCTTTTTTCAATATGTTTTTGTTCTGTGAGTTTAGGTTTCTTGAGAGATTTATACTCATCTTGAAGTATTTGGAAAACAGAAAGGTGGAGCGTCTCCTCTTCCAGTTTCTTGGCTGCTGCCCGTGACTCTTGATCCAATGCAGCGTCTCTACTTGCCGCCCGTTGTTCACCTTGGGTCGCTACTTGCTGGAGGACGTTTACATCTGGGATAACCAGATACTTCTTACCTCCAAAGAAGACTGCTTTGTATGTTCCACTATCAGCGGATAGTTTATTTCCAGTCAGTTTATTGTATTCCTCGGAGGAGATAACTTGAGTTCCTGTGCCTGCCAAGAAGCCAGCATTGTTTGCTACTGCTGTTCGGATAGAGTTCTTCAGCTTCTGCGCCCGTTTCCCTGTAGCCTTGATGCCACCAAGAACTTTGTCTGTAGCCTTAACGAATGCTTGAAGGACTGGTCGATCTGGAAAGAAGGTTCCGAATTCTGACCTTCTGCCAGATGGCGGCAGTCCCATCTCACGGGTTGGAGTTGTTCCCTGTGGTTCTACTCCCTGCTCAATAGCGGTAAGTTCAGCGAGTTTGTTCTGCTCAACTGCGATAGCTTCATTCACTCTATCAATCCCCACTTGGTCGTTCTCATCCAAAGCGTCGAACTCTTTGTTCAGTTCATCGATCTTTGCGAGTGCTGCTTCCTTGGTAGCGGTGGGTGTTGCAGGTGCTGCGGCAGGGGCTTCTGTTTTAACTTCTGCTGGGCCTGCGGAGAGCTTATTAAATTGGGTCTGTAGTTGCGCGAGGTTGGCCTTCTTCTCGTTCAATGCCAGTTCAGCTGCTTGGTATTCTGGCGCGGTTTTTTCAATCGCCTGTAGCCCCATCTCGTCGTTAGCAATCTCTTCTTTGAGATTGTCGATCTCCCCGCTCACGGCAGTCATCTGTTGCGCCAGATCAGATACTGCGTCTGGAGCTAACTGGTCAGCCATAGCATCTGCTTTGGAATCAATATCAGTTTCTTCTGAACCTTCTTGATCACCATTTATCGCCTGCTTCTTAGCTCGTTTTCCAGCAAGCATCTGTGTGAAGATGGATGTAATTACACCCGATGCCCCACCCACACCGCCAGCGTATAGAGTCCCATCAAAAATGTCTTGGTTGGGATCGTAGACATACTTCTTCACCAAATTACCAGCAATCTGTTGCGGCATTTCATTGAACAACGCTTCTTCAGTTCCGTCGATTACGGCTTGCGCGGCCCTATTAAGACCTTTGTAGATTGCTTCTTGTTGTTTTGGATCAAATCGACTTACCCACTTTTGCAGTGGTGATACTAACTCCAATGGTGCTTGGGTAAGAGCAGAGAACAATGCCGCTTGATTCGCTTGCTCTTCAGTAGCCCCGTCTGATTTCGCTTCAGAGTATCCTGCCCATGCAGAGTTGAGTCCACCAAATGTAAGTGTGTTTGCTTTCTGAAAAAGATTAATTGCCCTTGCAGAGTTTAATCCAAGTGATGCGCGAGCAGTATTTCCCAATACACCAGTTACAATCGCAGCACCACTAAATCCAAGTCCACCAGACACATCTCTACCGAACTGAGCTAATGCTCCAACCCTTCTTGGGTCTTGACCAAGTTGTCTTTGCTGGTCTGCATACTCGGCGGCTTCTACCAATGATTGTCCTGCTTGCTCATAGCCAGCTTCTTTCAAGAGCATACCGATTGGGCCAACAGTTCCAGACCCAATAGCTCCAGCGTATCCATCCCATGCTCGCTTAAAGATATCAGTAGCCAAGTCCATGAAGTCGGGAGATGTCATTGCCCATTCTTCTGCGAGCTTTCTTACCTCTGGATTCCTCTTCAGTTGTTCAACTTTATCTGGTGCTTCACCGATATTCAGATACTGACCAGCAATGCGTGACATCATTCCGGGGGTATCGATTCCCTTGGTTTTAATGTAGTCCAAGAATTTATCGTTTCCGATAATGTTATCTATGAATTGACGCTGATCACCAACCCTCTTAATCGCCGCCTTTCCCCTTGTCAGAATTGGAATACTTGTAATTTCACCCTCTGCTCCAGTAACCCTCTCTTCTCCCAATCCAGTTTCTACATCTACAGAAACGCCCGGCTTGTGCGTAATCAACTTACTCAAGAAGCTGAGTTGATTTGCCTCATGCTTCTGTTGCTCTTGCTGTAGCTTTGAGAGTTCTGAGCGTAGAGTATTTGATTTATTGATATACTCAGAGTATGGAAGACCAGAAGCGGACTCAAGTTCCTTGGTCTTTTCCTTGATCAGATTCCCACGGAAGTCCAGCGTCATTCCATCTGGGCTAATTGGTTCTTGGATAATCTTACCACCAATATCAATTGCTTGAGCGCGACGAACCTCTACAGGTTTGCCTTCCTCATCTTCCATGAAGGTCTTGGTTTGACCTTGTTCTTGAGCCAAGATATCTGGCCCACCAACCATAGGTTCTCCACCTATAGGAAGACCTTGCCCACGATTGATCATCTCTGGGACTTGGCGAAGACTTCTAACTTCCTCTTGTTCGGCAATACTCTGAGCCTGTGGACTCGTAGTATAGAAGTCAGCTATCTCATCTAAAGTAATTCCAGCCTTAATCGCAGAACTGATTTTTGGGTTTTGCTCTGACAACACAGAAGAAAGTTCATCGTCTGTAAAACCAGCCTCTCTTGCTTTTTTGAGTTTATCAAGCGTTATTATCATTTTTATTCACTTAAAAATTTTGCAGCCATAGCCTTTCTGTCTTGTCCAGCAGTAGGTATATCAATTACATCTGTTCCATACAATGGCATGAATGCATTCTTAGCCGCCTGTGGAACTCCAGCCATATACGCTACTTGTTCACGAGTTGCATCTTTAATACGAAATTTTTTTATTGCATCACCTTCTTTTACTGGAATAAAATAACCCTTAGCATCTGTTTCAATAGATATATTTTCAAATCCTCCAAGTGCTTTTATAGCTTTTTGCAAATTACCATCTGAATCCAAAGTAGAAATAGCTTCGTTTATTTTTTCAGTAAATGGTTTGTTAGCTTTTTGGTAATCGTAAAGCGGGTCTACATTTTCAAAACTTAATGATACTCCAGACCTTGATGAAACATTCATATTTTTTTGTTTGAGAACATCTGGGCTATCAAGTTTCGCAACCCCTTCAGCACCCGAAATATATTTGTCAAGTCCCGGCATCGCTATAAACCCTTTCGAGAAAGGTTGAATTGTATCTTTAGGCCAGATCATTTTAGTTGACTCAGACATAACAGAACTAAACGGAGTTCCAGAATCTATCTGTTGTTTAATAGTTTTAAATCCTTGCGCTACTTTTGCCTGTGTAGGTGATGGTGCTTGTTGATTTGATCCTGTTCCTACTGGTACTGTTAATCCAGAGTCACCCTGCCCTTCTTGTGGATTAGTAGGCAGTCCATCTACAGGTGTATCGAAATCGGCTAATGGAGTATTACCACCACCAGATGGTTTTGGTTTTGGAACAACATTAGTTGATGGAGTAGTTGGCTGGGTTGGCGTAGTAGGCAATTCAAGTCCAAGTTGTTTTGCAAGCAGCAATTCAACAATACTTGAACCTTGATTATTAGCTTTTTTAGTAAGTATAAAATCATCAGTTGACTTTCCAACAGCATCAAGTCCCAACTTAACAAGTGTCATCGACTGTGGGGTATTCATCACTTCTGGAGTCAACATACCAAGCATTTTAGAATACGCTGCCCCAGATTGTCCTTGTCCCGCAAGTGTCATTGACTCCTGTATACCTTGTTGAAGCATAGGTAACATCTCCTGCGCTCGCCTATTCTGTTCTCGTTCACGATAAACCTTGCTAACATTGTCTCCAATTTTAGCCAAAGAATCTGCCACCCAATCCGTTGATTTGGATGCTCGCTCCGTTCCTGTCATTATGAGTTCCGCGATAGACATGATATTTATTTTTTAAGATGTTTGTGATCTTCCGTATGCAGATAATGCTGAACCAAGTAAATCTCCAAATGCACTTGTTGTTGATGCTGTATTTGATGTTTTGGTTGATGGCCCTCCGTATCCATAAGCAAGTCCTTGTTGCGCGGCACTAACATTACTCATACCCATCAACGCGCCAGAAGTAGCCTTGCCAATGTCAGATACACCTTGGCCGACTGCTTGCTGTGCTGCGTAGCTTGCGGCGATGTTTTCTTTATTCGCTCCGTAGATTTGTGAGGCAAGACCAGACTGAGCATTGTAGATGTTAGAGAACATATCACTTGTCATCTTAGCTTTTTGCAATCCGACTTCTGCTTGGGCAGTTTGGTAGCCAAGTTGCAGTCTTCCTACATCAAGTGGTTCTGCTGTGAATGCCCTTGCCAATTGCTGCCAGTTCATTGCCGTATTTTGAACTGCTGGCATTGCTGCCAAACCTTGTCTTTGAATATCAAGTGAAGTTAGCCCAAGGTTACGAGCCATCTGCCCTTGTGCTGCTTGGAATCCACCAGCCCTTCCTGCTGTTGCTGGATTGAATCCCGCTCCTGCACTCTCTGCGACATTGCGTGTGATTTGGTCTTTGACATCTTGCGGGATATCTCCTTTAAGATATTGTGAAATGACATCCATCGCTTGACCAATTTGAGTCTGCGCTTGCTGGCGTTGTTGCGCTGCTCCGGGTTGGAATGTCTCAAGTTGTTTACGATAGTAATCTGAAATCTGACCAGCGTCACCGATCATTGCTCCAAGGTTATACTCTGGAGCCTTAACTTCACTAATCATCCCTTGGACTTGTTCTTGTCCTTTAAGAAAACCTTTAGTTGCTTTTCTTTGTTGTTTTTGAAATTGTTTAGATGCTGCACCTTGAGCTTTCTTTGCGCGATCTGCTGCCGACATTGAGATAGCCGCCGAACCCGCCGCTGCACCTACAGCAACCACACCAGCCGCAATAGCGAATCCGCTGGTATGAAACATCATTGGATGTTTGTTAAAAAATAAATCTTCTGGATGCTGAAGGAATCTCATTTGATTAAGTCGGTTCGGTTATGCCGCCACTTCTGCACCCTTGGGTCTTCCTTGGCGATGTGGGGATTAAAGTCTCTTGAAGTGATGCTGTCAATAATTTCGTCTGGATCAGTTAAGTCTGTGACATGGCAGGTAGTCCAGATTGTGTCTTTGTGAGTAGCCAGCAAACGCCTCGTTCCTGCTTCTGTAATGCCGCTGTAGCCTGTTTTGTAGCGGTGGGCGGGGATACCATGATACCAGACAGTCACATCGCCTTTCATAATAAAGAATGGATGCGTTGTCAGATGGAGCAAAGTTGTGAGAATCGTATCCTTCGGCATATAGATTTCCCGAATATACATCCCCGGAGTGAATCTATGAATCAACGGGCATTCCCTTGGAGGTAGTTTCAGAATCTCCAAGTCCATCAAGTTTAGCTCGTAGTTTGGATCACCATATCCAACTACGCTCCTTGCATCAATCTTGTCTGGAATTGTCAGCGTCATCGGTAGAGGAAATAATCGTTTGGCGTTGGTGACAATATATCAGCACCGATTAGGTTGTCTGCCCGACTATAGTTGGCTATCCGCAATGGAGCGCAAGTTGGAATTTCTAAGCCTTCCATCTCCTTCTCCTGCTCTTGCACGGCCAATGACAGGTTACTCAAGAACTCTTGCGCCTTACGATTCTCACGCGAGTTCAATGCAAGAACCGCATAGATCATTGCATCTGGGATGAACTCAACCAACTCTTTCGGGTCGGTCAAATCAAAGTATTTCTTCGATGCGTAGAGCGTAATACACTCGCAAGTTTTCGGTGCTTTGAATCTACGGAAAGTTGGATGAGCATCGTTCGGTTGATAGATTGCTATCAGCGTCTTTGCTTCCAATGCAGTATCGTAGGCATACACGCGAATCCTACCTTTAGTTACTGGCTTGCTCACCGCCCGAATCCCCTTCACAAGAAGATCGGACTTCGCCAGCGTTGGAGGATTGGCAGTAGTTACCTTGACCTTGTGGTAGGTGTCATACTGGTCTTGTGCTTCAAACATCAACTCTACGCCGATGTCTTCAGCTTCTTCGGCCATTACCCCGATTTGGTATGGATGCGTTGTGTAGTCGCGGAAGAGAACATGGAGTCCTCCTACTTCTACAATTCCTCTATGGCATGAGTTACCTGCTTGCAGAGCAAAAGCGTTGGTCGCATTGAACCATTCCTCATTCAAACTAACAGAATCATTTCCTACCCATGCCAACTTTATTTGTTCATACCTATTTGGAAGAGTAAAACACCCATCAACACAACAAATTTGAACATACTCCTCTATGCTCGTCCAGCCTCTTTTATTCCACAACAATCTACGAGCTTGATTAACAGCCTTAACAGCTCTATCATAAGAACATACACCTGAATCACCCACGAATCCCTTAACAATCTCAACCATTTCTTCTAATGTGTCAGCCATATTTAGATTAAGTTTAATTGTTCCTCAAGTAAATTATCTGATTTCAACAAATTATCCTTTGCCCAAAGTGGGCGAAAATTTGTATAATAATTTAATTTGATAAGTTCTTTTTTAGTTTTTGCTGTAGCCAATGGAATTATGTGATCAAGATGCCAAAGACGACGATTTTCCCAAGACATCCCTTCTTGGAATCGAGTTTCAATATATGATTTAAAAAAGCTAAAAGAACATCCTAATATTTTTTCTGTTTTGGTATCTTTTTTTATTCCTTTATTTCTGAATATTTGACCCATTACAGCGTGTAAATGCCTTTTTAATTTTTTAACTGGATCATTTATCCCCTTGTAATATTGACGCAAATACTCGTTTCTTTTTTCTCTATATTCTGGATTTAATAGTTTATTCCTGCAATACTGATTATGTTTTTCTTTATATCCAATTCTCTTTCTTCTTTGGATTTCATATTCAGATTGCTTTTTTAGATATTCTGGATTTTGCCTTAATCGCGCTTGTCTTTCTCTTGCCAGCTTTCGCATTAGTTCATTATTTTTTTCAAATGCAGCAGGAGAACTCCAATGCTCATATACAGCTATTGAACCATCAGCTTTTTTCTTTTTTGAATATCCAGAGAAACGATAGCCATCCTCTCTGGTGTCGCCGCGCTTGAGCTTGCGAACCAAAGAAGACGAGCAACAACTATCGTTTAAAGATACCATAGGAATTATCGTTTCCGATAATTATTTTCCGCCAACGGGCTTGCCAGATTTTGGAAGCGGTGCGCTGGAGTATGGATTCTTGCCAGTGTTAGGCGGGTTCATGTTGCCCATACCTTCACGGATCATGCCGCGAGTAGGTGCGCCGCCTGAAACTAACTTGGGTTCTGTTCCTTTTAGTGGTGTCATATGTTTAGTTTTTCTTATGGCTTGTTTATTACGAAGTGTGAACCGCCATCCAGTCAACACTTGTGATCTCAGCAATGTTATTTTCAATGCGGATCGAAAATCCTGTAGTTGTTTTGCTTCCTGCCACCAAAGAGAACAATGGTGTAGGCTGAACAAGAATAGTAGCATTACAAATTGGAGTAATGGAAACTCCATAAGTTGCGGCAGGCAATGCAGCAAACGATACAGTCTGAATAGAGTCACCAACAGGAACGCTGCCGATATTACCATAACGCGCTTTAATGACAGGAATAGCATTAACCTGTGTAGTAAGATTGGCAATATTCGTCGTGTTTGCTGAAATCTGACTCTGTTGGTCAGCAAGGTCTTCGTTGATCTGAGCAACTTGTGCTGGAGTTACATCGCCCAATCCCGGCACATTGATTGTTCCGTTAGTAAGAACCTCATCAATGAATTGCTGAAATACATTTTGCCAGTTACCAGTTGGACAGAAGTCATCTGGAACATTTGGAAATGTAAGTGCTGGAGACGAAGATTGATTGTCCATTAGATTAATTCACGATATTGTAGTTCCAATATTTTTCTTGGCAACACAAAAATGGTTCGCACTCTTGATTTTCTTCGGGGCAGTCACCAACTGGAGAGTCATCGTTGTTCTTGATGTTTGCCATCAACCTTACTCGGTCAACTGTAGCTGCTCCGGTTAGGTTGACTTTGATCTGGAATTCACTTCCCTCTACTGATGGGATGCCTGCCAAGTCATTGCACTCACTTGGGTCTGGTGTGTTAAACTTGTAGCGTTTGTAGCGATTACCACCTCGTTGTGGGAAGCATTCAGTTACTTTAGGCGAGCATGGATCACACCCGAATGTCGTAGGCACTTTCAGTTCTGACCAGCATGGATTAGAATCGGCGCGAAACTCAACATCACTTTCTACCTGTCCTTTAATCTCACTCATCCACATTTCTCCACCAGTAATCTTTTTACGGAGGAACTTGTTGGTAGCCCCGCTTCGGTTGAAATCATATCTACCAGTTGTGAAGAAGGATTCAATCTGTCTGCTTCCATTCGGCCCGTAGTCGTCGCCTTGAGCTATTGTGAACTCGTAAAGCCGGTTCTTGTTGTCTGCGTCGAATGAGAATCCGAATCCTCGTTTCTCACCGCTTATCAATGCAGTAAGAAGTTGAGTTGGTCTAATGCCAGTCCAGATTCCATTCCAACGGAAAGAAAGTTGTGCGTCTGGTGCAGGTGAGGAAGATTGGTCGAGGTCGAGAACTACCATACCCCTATGATACCTATTCAGTCCTTCTACACCTTCTGCGCGGTAGGTCTGCGGAGAAACTGTGCTGATGATGTAGTTATCAAAAAACATCGTAGAAGCGAACTGCTTCAGCCATGGAGTATCATTCTCGACCCACTTGTTTACTTCCCTCGAAAGTTTACGAAGCGAGAAGTATCTTGCAAATTCAGATTGGCTATTAGAGTAGAATGCCCAACCATCGTGTGATCTAAACCAAAGTTCAGAGTTAGCGAGTCCAAGGTATGGCGATGTGCATCCACGCCCAAGGAGTGAGATGCGTTGGATGTTTGATGTGTTCCATTGGCTTCTTGGTAGAGAGACATCCATTGAGAATGCTCCGTTACCAGTAAGGACTACAAGCTCACCCTGCCCACGGAGGTTAGTTCCGATCTGTGGCATGACCTTCATCCCTGTAATGTTTCCCATCATGGCTGGAGTCGAGAACGCGCCACCTTCTGCCCAGTATCCAATCTCTGTGAAGTTCTCTGTATTCTTTGTATCGGTGAATCCTCCACCATAGATGATGTCAGAAGCGTAGATTTGATTAAACTTGTCAGCTACGAATACTCGCCCAAAGGCATACTCCATTATCGTTCCAATCGGCATCTTTGCCAAGTATGGATTCAGTCGGTAGGCAGGTAGTTTTACTGTTCCTGTCCCAGTTCCCCTTTGAGTGTCTGTGATGACTGCTGTAAACTTAACTCCGACTGTATTGGATGGTGCGCCGATCAAAGTAAAGTTTGTAGTTCCGACTGAAACAATCTCGCAGTAGTCTCCGTTTTGGATTTCACTTGCTGTCAACGTTCCTAATACTCCATCCCATGCTATCGCATTCTGGTAGCCGTTTTGGATATACGCCCGATCTTCGGCTTGCACGAACCATGTGTGCATCATGCCCGGATCATTACCTTCGATGATCTTGTAGGCAAATGCGCGGTTGTTTACGATCTTGAGAAAGTAGATAACCCCAGATACCGATAGCAGGATACCATCGCTTGTTCTGAAGTTAGTCGAACGATATGGATACGAGCCTTGAAAGCTGCCACCAAGAATATCGTTAACGATAGTCGCGGCTTCTCCATCTCCAGCGATAATCGGGATGTTCCGAATGCTTGGCCTTGTCCGGTTAATGCCGCCTCGGAATGTCCTATTTACCGACTCTGATACTACCGACTCTGGTAAATACGATGGATGCGTATCTGCGTCTTGCGCGATGATACTTGTGAATCCATCAAAGACTGATCCTTCGGCTGGCATTATACAACAATACGAAGCTCACCAGTAGAGGTTTTGTAAACGCTATTTACAGCAAGCCCGCCAGTAACTGCTGCTGCATTGTCTGCGTATGTTCGAATATTTCCAATTTGAACACATCCACTTCCACCGGGAAATAAAAATATCACACCATTTCCACTTGTTGAAATATATCCACCAGTTCCATTTGTTCCAAGACGAAGATCAATATCATCGGAATATGGGGATTTTAAATCAATAAATGCTCCTGTTACCCCGCCAACTTCTATGTATCCTTCTCCTGTTGTTGCATTAACTAGCAATGCTTTCGTTATAATGCGTCCATTTACGTCAAGTTTTTCTGTAGGTGTAGTTGTTCCAATACCAACATCTCCAGTAGAAGTAATAGAACCTGCGCTTACTGCTCCAGTTGTAGTCAATGGTTGGCTACCAAGATCAACTGGGCCTGCTTGAAGAACGCTATTCAATGTAGCAAACTCAACTTTACCAGTAGAGTCTTTTCCAAGAACTGTGCTGTTTACTCCATTTGTCCAAGTCAGATTGCCAGCACCATCAGTCTTCAAGACTTGTTGGGCAACTGGAGTCTGAATCGTCTTCTGACAAGCAGCGGAGTCTTCTACTACCAATCGTTTTCCATTGGCAGTTGTTTCAAGTGGTTCACACAACAACGGAAAATTCGTGTCGCATGGTGGGCATGGTGTGCAGTAGCTCATAGGATTAGCAATCTACTGCGCCCTCAAATTCTGGCAATGTTTTGAGATGGAGATATGCTTGCTTGATTGGGTTTTCTCCGTTAAGGTCATATTCGCAAGTAAATGTTTTTGCATCAAAGGATTCTTTATTTGTATCATTGTAAATTTTTACAACAAATGCCATTTTATTTTTGGAGTATATTGCAGTATTTTCAACTCTATGATATGCGTCATTTGAGGTGAATCCAGTTTCAGTTGTTTTTGTTAATTTAAGTGCCATATTTTATTGTTTGTTTTAGTTTATTGACCTATTGCATAATAACCAATTCTTCTTGTTACAGTAGAGCCGGGTGCTGGAGTCATTTGAAACCATATTTGCGTTGTTGTTGTGTTGTTTATTGCAATATAAATACTTTCTCCTGATGGTTGTGGTTCATGGTATGTGCATACAACAGAACTAATTTGTGAATTAAATGGCCTATCTAACACTTTAATACATTGTCCAATAGCGTCAAATGTTAATACTTCGCTTCCAAATACTGTTCTTGTTGTATTTGGTAAATCAAGATAACCATTTGTTCTTGAAATATTTTTGTATCCAAAATTTTGCCCAATTTTACCATCATCATATTCATTTGTAACTTGATGAAATAAATTTGAAGTGGCTGAACTTTTACCAACTGTTAATCCGTTTATTTTAATTCCATATGACAATTCATAAAATGTATTTCCAACAATATTTACTAATCCCCCACCTGTAATTTCAACTCCCGTTGATGTAATTGTATTAAATGGACTCCAATTATTTGTTGATGTTCCAAAACCAAAAATAACATTTCCATTAAATGTTGATAATTGAAGACCTGATACTGTATCTGTCAGCAAACAAGACCAACTATCTTTACGCCCACCCGGAGCAGATGCAGCTTCAAAAAATGAATTTGAAATTGTAAATGCACTCAATGATTTTAAGTTGAATGCAGCTTTTCTGGATGAAATATGACCATTTGACCATGCAATTTGAAGTTCATCTTGTGGAGTATCCCAGTATATTCCGTAGTTACCACCAATCGTGCATCCAGTAAAATACAATCCTTCAGCAGATGTATCTACAACATAAACCCCTTTATCGCAATAACCAATTCCTGAATTTGTTATCGAATACACAACCGGAGCATATGCTGTTCCAGTAATTTTAATTCCAGAATCAAGTTCAAATAGGCCAAATTCACCCGGAGAATTTCTACCTACAATAATTGTTTTTTCTACAATGACTTCTCCTACTTTATCAAACAATATTCCAGTAGTCCAATAACCTATTGGTTCGTAAAATCCATAATAATCTGAGCCATTATTTTCAAACCTTATTTTAATTTCTGAAATAAGAGCTGTTGGGCCGGGATAACCTAATCCATCTGTTGAAATAGTAAGAGCGGTTCCAGCACCAGAACGATTATTTGTGCTAATTGTTAATTTTTTAATTTCAATTTTTTTAGATAGATTTGTGCTTGGTGTTCCTCCATACCATACAAATCCATTAACAACACTTGATCCAAATCTAATTTCAGTTAAATGAGTAGCCTCTCCAGAAATTGTTATAGATTTATTGTTTATATTTAATGTTGAGTTTATTAAAAATATTCCTTTTGGAATAAAAATTGACCCACCATTTACCCCAATAGTATTAATAGCAGCTTGAATTGCGGCAGTATCATCTGCAACTCCATCACCTACCGCTCCAAAGTCTTTTACATTGACCACATCTGCAAACCTGTTAGCCAATGTCCTTGCTACTGCTGCCGCTCCATTGCCAGAACTTGCTCCATTAGTTGCTGCCGTGAATAGCGAGCCTACGACATAAGTTTGTCCTGTGGTTCCAGCAATCGTATTCCATTGCGATTGTGTGGTTGTTCCGAGAGAAGTAATCTTGTATTGCTGTCCTACTTGAAATGATCCAGCGGATACTCCAGTTGATCCAGTCGAAACAATTCCTTCGATTAAATTTTGAGTTACTTTAGTTAGTGGCATATTTAATGAGTGGTTATTGTTATTTCCGATCCCGCTGGAACTGGAATTGACATAATAAGCGTTTTAGGTGCGGTATTGTTTATTGAATAATTTGATGGCTTTTGATACACCCCATCAATGTGAACGATATATCCCCCGCTAACTTGGCTTATGCCTTCGGAAATATTAAATGTAGTTTGAGTTCCATCAGAAACATATTCCCAAGTTTCCGGTTCAGTTGTGGCTTGATTAACCGCCTCGATTGCTATACGAGCGTAGTAAGCTGCACGATCTGCAATTGAATTCATTGCCGCCTCACTTGGGCCGCATGGATTGCATTTAGAACTTCTGGAATTTCCGCAACTCATAGTTTTTATCGTTAACGATAGTTTAGGTTAAGTCAAGATGTTTGTTCCACTAAAAGATAGGGAATTGTCTTTTGGTTGTATCTATTCATTTCTGAGTAAACTAAATTGATGAACCCGTCCCATTGTGGCGGGTAGATTGTTTGACACCCTTCCGAGGAAGTTGATTTGTAACTGCCCTTGTGAATGTTGATAGCGATGCCCATCGAATCACCTTCACCATCTCGCGTAACAGGGAGTTCTTCTTTTGCGTTAGCAGGTCGCAACGCTGGGTAGCCACCTCCGGGTTTAGAGATACCATGATTGCCTTTACGATACCTGTGAACGCCAGTTTTAAGCACCGCAATGCCTTTCTTGAAAACTGATGGATCAGTATTTGCATTGAATGTAGCATGAACAGAAGGAGATAATAGTATAATCGCATCGTCATAGATGCCCCTTTGGTTTCCAGATGGCGCAAATGTTTCAGAGTAGTATCCTCTTATTCCTACCAGCGCAACGCGATCCTCAATCCCTGCACGGATAACCATAGCAAGGGTCTTTTCTTTCGCTTGTTGCGGTCTGGAATTAGGAACCATGATTAGCCTTTACGCACTACATTGATGAGTCCAACAAGTCCGAGTCCCGCGACAAGGATTGCTTCTTGGAGTTCTGGTTCGATCTTCACTCCGACTGCCGTAGCAATCAGAATCAAGCCGCGCCAAGTCGAGTTTTCACTCAACTTCTCTAACAGTATGTTTACTATTTTCATTTTTTTGTTCCTTTTGGTTCTGGAAGTTCATAAGTAAAACTTCCGTATTGTGTCTGTAGGGAAATTCCAAGTGTCGTGCAACCCGTCAAAAATGCCATCGCAAGAAATGAAAGCGAGATGATGATAAGACCAAGTGCGATTTGTTTAGGGTTCATTTGTTTTTATTCCAATTACGCGCAAGGACGATAAGTGACCCAATACCCACTGCGATACCCACAAGAAGAGAAACGATGCGTAGCCATGCTTCCACTTCTGGCAGCAATGAAATTCCAACCGAAGTCGCCGTGGCAAGTATTCCGGCAGCACAAGCATTAAATGATGGCGTGTCCATGTTTTTAGAGTTTCAAAAATTCTGCTGCTTCTGGGTATCTGATAAAATCTTCCTCAGATTCAATTTTAATATGAGCCGTTGTGACTACATGATTTTCATCTTCGAAAGATTGTGCCAAAAACAATTCTTTTTTGTCATTAAAAAAAAATACTTGTCCTGTTTTTTTCATAAATTAATACCCTTTGATAAGAACATACCCAGCTGTTACGCCAGTTCCCGCAGCCGACACTCTTGCTCGTATAAACTGCGAGTTGATATTTGCAACGTGTGTCTGCACTGTGCTGCTTGCGACTGCCGCGAGTGCGGTTCCAATCGAATACCATGTTGACCCGTTGTCATCAGACCCTTCCAGTTGCAGTGTTGGCGGGGTTGTAGCCGCGCCGATGTTAATGACCAACTGAACCGCATCGCAGTTTTGCGTGTTGAGGCTCGGTGTCGCGCTATTAAGCGTTGTCAATACAACCGAGCGGTCGATGAGTTGACGAATTGATTCCACATAGTCACTCGCCTGCAACCTGTTGATTGCGCGAGTAAACGATGGGCTTGTTCCGCCAACCGTTTGCACATACCGAACGCGGTTTCCCGTCATTGGCAATTTAGGACTACGATAAATTCCTGTCGCCGTAATGCGCGGGAATGAGTAAACGGTAAACCAGTTCGTTCCAGAATCATCGCTTTCCTGCACATTGACATCCAATGTTGGGCCAGTCCCTGTAACAGCTGTAACCGGAATGTTGACTTCATAACTACAGCCAAAGGTGGGCGTAAGTGCAGAGGTATTGGCAGTGGTAGTTATTGCCGCCGATGCAACATCCGCAATGATTCCGGGAAATGCAAGGTTAGCTGATGTTACGGCCGATACGGTTGTTACGGTTGTTACGGTGGGCAATGTTCCTGAAACAACGTTTATCGGCAGTGCATTAGCCGTTCCAACCGAACGAACACCCTGCAAATAAATTGAGTTGTTTGGGAAGGACTCAACCGACAAATGTGCCAAAGTAAATGTCGTGGATGATGCAGGTGCAGTAGTTCCGTTAAAGTTCCAAATAAATACATATAGCGGAGTTGTTGCATCAGGGATGTTTTCGTAGCGAGATGCGCGGCTTGATGAGTTGGCTGCGGATGCACTTGCCCTCAGCATATCGTTCCAGAAAACTTCGCGCCCAGTCATTTCGCACTGCACTATCGTTCCCGGTGATGCAGTCGTGTTGATCGTTGCCGCAGTATCTCCAGTTGCCCATCCGCTTCGCTGTGCATCAACATTCAGCGTTGTTGCTGTTGTGCCAGTTACCAGATTTCGGATATAATTTCGGCCGAATAGTGTGCAGGTTCCAGACCCCGAAGCGGGGAAGCCTGCCACGGTTAGTTCTATCGAAACCCCCGCAACAACCGACGCGATGGCATAGCGTCCGGGAACGCCTGCCGCTCCGGTAATGCCACCCATTTGAACAAACTGGCCAACATTAGTTGCATCAAGTGTATGATTTGGAATATCTACCGTTACTGAAGTAGCCGAGTTAATCGTGTATGCAAGGTTCTCGCCGATCAGGTCTGCCAACATCACCGCAAGATTTGTGTTTGCAATACGCTGAGAAGCGATGATCGAAAACCTCATCCTCATCGAGCCGCTATAAAATTTGATGGAACGAGCAAGAAACTCTGCATTTGTATTCGTGCCACTCAAAATGTTGAGAGAACCAGCGGCTTGGTTGTATGTCACGCCAGTGCCAACAATTGGTGCGTTAAAAAAATTCGGATCAATAATACTTGCTCCAACGGAACTAAACCCAGTAGCGTCCGTCATCTGCCCGACTTGGCGGACTGGAGTTGCAGACAATGTTTGGACAGCTGTATCGGAAATCAATTCTGGAACCGATTTGTAAATATCGTAGAGTTGATTATCAAGTGTAAGATCAGTAAAACAATTTTTTGATTTTATTGCCATAATGTTTTATCGGTTACGATAATTACAGTGCAAGAGCGAGTGCGTTGTTCAGAAGGAACAATTGCTGATCTTCAGTTTTTTGCACAAAACAATTTTCGGTGATTGGAGTTCCGCCGCCATACAATGTAAGCGCATCGTAAAATTGATACATTTTAGCTGCGTCACTCATAGCATCGTAGCATCCGTATGGAACGATATTGAAAATGATTGGAACAGTTTTAAGCGCAGCCTGTTCTTTAATAGTGATGAGAAACTCGTAAGATTTATTGCGGTAGTCGAGATCAGTAAAGCAAGCCATAAAATGAAAAGGGGTTAGGGTGAGGAAGTATTTACTTCCCCACCCAAGGTTGAGGTTTAGTAGTAGATGCCAACAACGTAGGCATTCACATAGAGTGCGCCAACACGTCCAGCGGTATCAGCACCGGAGACAACATTCACACCAGCGTTTGCGTAGGTGAAGGTAGTCGAGTTAACGACAGTAACTTCAGCCTGCACATCGTTGAACGAAGTGTCGGTCATGCTGGCAATCGTGATCGTGTCACCCGTGGCGAAACCATGAGCGGCGGCGGTAACGATTGTAGCAACGCCCGAAGTGCGGGAACGAGTTGCAGTAGCTTGACCAGCACCCACTGTGCTTTTCAGCAAACGGAGTTTGCGGGAGCCAGTGATGACAAAAGGATTCGCGGCAATCGTAAGAGGATTGTAGCGGCCTTGGTTATCAAGAGCGTCCGTGATGGTCAGCGAGGAAGTAAGGTCTTCACCCGTAGTTCCAGTGTCAACGATCACAACTGGATCGGTGGCAGTGGTTCCGCGAGCGTAGGCAGTTTCCAGAACGATGCTTGTTGGAAAGAACTTAGTGTCTTCGTCGTTAAGGACGAGGAGGTCAGCGTCTCCAGCAGCGAGGAGGTTGATTGCGACAGGGCCGAAAAGGTTGACGCGATCATAAGCGAGTGGTCGTTTATTAGACATATTTTGTATTTTATTTAAGGTTATGGGGAGAGGCTTTAATAGCCCCTCCCCTTATTTAACTTTAGGAAGGCACAACGATGTCACCCACACCAGCGCAGCTATAGCAGTCCTGATTGTTCTCAGGAACGATGTAGCTCTGAACTGGGCAGCAGGAACCGTAGAGGTTCTTGCTCTTAGGCAGGCGATGCAGGAACGAGTGCATGATGGTTGGGTCTTTGACCTGTGCAGCGAGACGGAACTGAGCTTGATAGAAGCCCGATTTACGCCAGCGGTTGCACTCCCAATCCGGGTTCTTCCATTCCCAATCACCAGCGTAGTTCTGGGTCATTTGTTGGGCTTGGCCGTATCCAGTCGAGGATGGCATTGTCCATTTGCACATTGCTTTGTTAACCATAGCAACCGAGATACCGAAGTCGGCATTGCGGTAAGCGCGGTTAGGAACATAGGAGCATCCGTTTTCTTGGACGATCTTGATGTAACGAGGAACGCGAACGAGACGCGCCCATGTCGCAGGATCAGCTTCATTGAATGGAGCGAGGCTTGCGTTGAAGGCAGTGTCAGCGTTGAAGCGAGCGGCGTTGATGTCGTAACCGAAGGCGTAGTCGCCGATGATACGATTGATGCCGAGCTTCAGACGGGTAAGGCGTTCGTCGAAGTCCGTGTTAGCATCCCAGTAACCGTTGTTGCGCTTGGCTTGGAAGTAAAGCGCACGGCCAACTTGAGGATCAGGGATAACGATGTCGAGCAGAGGCTGACCAGTCGCATCTTGGAGATCAAGACGGAAAGCGTCATCTTCGTCTTGGAGATCAACGAGTGCATCGTCGAGCATATCAAGCGAGAGATAAGCGATCTTGTTAAGGTCGGCTGGAGCCATCTTAACGCGAAGAGCGCAGAGGTCGTAGCCAGCTTCGTTGTTGAGCGTATGCTCTGGAACGAACCATGCTGCATCGTCAACGAGTCCGCAG